ACAATACAATTTTAATTAGGAGCAAAACATGGCTGAAATAGAATACGGCGGAATCAAAGTAGGAGGCAGTAAGCTCCTATTAGTATTGCCACTTATTGGAACATTAGGCGGAGGTCTCTGGGGAGGCTTTGAGTTCTACAAAGATTATACGGATATGAAAGAACAAATCCAAAACTACGTAGCACCTGACTTATCAGAATTTGATAAGAACCTTGCACTCATCAAGGAAGAAATGGTCATGACCAGAGAAGAGGTTGGTATTATTAAAGATGCAATTGGTGAGCAAGTAGATTTTATGCGTGATACTAAACATGACTTACGTGGTGACTTAGTTCGTATGGAAAAAATCTTAGATAAGGTTGAGAATGATATCGATAAAGTAGAAGATGAAACTCAAAATCTCATGGACAGAACTAAATCAGACGCAAGAGCTATGATCGAAGATGCTAACAATCGTTTCAACGATAAAGTATCTGGCATGGAAGGTTATGTCAAAAGAGAATTGCAAGCACTTGAAGAAGATCTTAATAGAAAACTTCAAAAATCTTTAGATAACCCACTCGCCAATAGGTAAAGACAATGGTAGAAAAAAAATTAGAACCAGGATCTAAATATAATAATTTAGATAAAGATGGTGATGGTATTGTAACTGATGAGGAAATGATGATGGAAGCAAAAATGATTGAGCTAGAAGATAAGCGAAGTGATATGGAAAATGAAGATAAAAAACAAGACGCACAAAGAAACATGGCGTGGTTTGCTTTATGGGGAATGCTACTATATCCTATAGTTGTTGTTTCTGCAACATTGGCTGGTTTAGACAAAGCAGCCTCTATCTTAGGTGATATGGCTGCTGTCTATTTCGTATCAGTTGCTGCTATCGTGGCAGCATTCTATGGTAAAGAAGCTATAGAAAAAAGAAGTAAACCTGCTCCTCCTAAAAAGTTTTAGGAAGTAGATCTATCATGCATAGCTAATGCAATAATTCCATAATGAACAACTTTAAGAAGGTCTGCTCGGTTTAGACCTTCTTTTTTTCCATATCGCTGAGAGTACTTAAGTACATTACCTAAAGCGAATCCCATACCATGACCACAGTCTTCAATGATCTGTGTAGCTTGATACTTGCCTTGTGAGTAATGAGCATCGTATGTTCCGTCAATATAAGTCTTGATTTCTTTTAGAAGATCACCTTCATTAAAAGCGTATTCAGGATCTGGACCTACGAGATTAATAATATAGTCTTGATCAGTCGCAGACTCTTCAGTTGATGGATCAAAGTTAAATTTGATTTGACGATATTCGTCTTTCACCGCAGCGCCAGTGTATTTAATTGTCATTCGTGTACTCCATAATATTAGGGAAAATTTTACTAATTGCTTCTGCGCAAGCTATAGCTAATTCAATGTGTTCTTTTTGAGTTCCATTAGCAGAACGCAAATCAATGTAATGAATCCAGCTTCGCAGAGTTCCATTAACATACATGCGAGACATGGTACAACCTTCTGGTAATACCGCTCTTGCTTGTTCTTTTGCAATGCCATTATCAATTGCCCATTTATAAACTTCAAGAGATTTACTAATAACCTCCTGCTGATGAATATCCCACTGGTCTTGGATATGTAACGGTGCTGCATCAATCGAGTTCTGACGATTCTTTGGATCTTGCAATCGAGCTCCACGTTTAACAAATAAAAGATCCTGTGTAGGATCAGCATATCGCTGGCTAAACTCTTGGAATGAGAATGAACGGTGACGTAAGAGTTGACGACCAATATCTCGTGTAGTTTCAATCTCTAGGCAAGCAGACACCATTTCGAAAGGCGACCAATGTTTGTGTTGTGCAAGATAATGTAGCAATTTTGTCGACGTTTCCTCGTTAATTTGGTTTGAGGGATTCGAGACACGGGCGCAATAAGCGATAAGTTCTTGGACATCGTTACCGACATGTAAATTCTCCGTTGTTTGCGAGTAGCTAATTAATCTAGCGTTCATAGTGAGACCTTTTATAATATTCATCTAAGTTTTCTATTTTATTGTAATGATCAAGTGCTTTTTCGAAAATTAGCCTTTGACCTTTTTTATCCGGATGAGGATCAAATAAATCAGGATGATGTTTAGTTTTTGTTGTAACCATTATGTTTTCATGGTATCCTAAAACATTCACATTTTTTCTAAAGCCATTTTTAATATCATCTTTATAAAACGTGTGAAGTTTATTTGGTGTAATTCTACGAGGTACATACGAAAACATACCATTAAAGTCATACGTTGTAGAACATAATATATTTTTATTTATGTATTTAATATTAGATTTTTTTTCTACATATGGTTTTAAGAATTGATTTGAAAATCTTTTGCCAATATAGTTATATCTAAAATATCCATTAAACTCTGGCACTAGCTGCATAATAATTAATTTAATATTTCGTCTATCACAAACATCGTGTAAAGCTAAAATGTAAGATACAGTTTCATCAATAAAATATGGAATATTGTAATGGTCAATATAAGAATATCCTGCTAAGTCATCTATTGTCGATTCTTCAATATTTTTCCCTACTTCAGCAAGATACCTGCCATCAAAATTATCTGGTAATTGATGGTGAGTTGCTACGTTCATAAATTTAAGAGTTTTGCCGGCAGTATTATTGATACTGTCTTCTCTCATATATTTCTTTTTAACAAACTCAAATCTATCCCACCCAGTTAATCCTAAAACAACAGTGTCAATTTCAGGATTTTTCTGTAACTCAGACATAGTAATTCTAAAAATATACTTATTACCTACACCTTCCATACCTTTATTGATGAGAGGTTTATTTAATTCTTTTGACAAGTGTTCTGGCCAAGGAACATCTCCTTCGTACCTTTTACACGTAAAACTGCAGCCAACTGCTAACAACATTAGTCATCATCCGATTCATAAATAAAATCATGAACTTTGTTTTTATTTCTAAAAATATACCACCGGGTTTTAATAGTTAGCCATAATTTTTTGATCACAGCTTAAACCCTTGAAATTTTTCTGCACTAACACGTTCAGCAGTAGCAGATTTATCAAACACCGGTGTATCGTCCATTAGTGTTTGCTCACCTTCTTCAACATCATACAATCTCATTTTAGATCGATCTACTCCAATTACAAACCGTTTGTATTTTGTTGGATCATTATATCTATTCTTAAGCTGTTTGACCATGAGTTGACCTTGTTGCTCCAACTCTTCAGTTGAAATAATAGCAAACATTAGATCGGCCGTTGCGGGTAATCCAAAAGACTCACTTGTATCTTCAAGCCCAACATCCGAGTTACTAAAACCAGAACGAGTCGTTTGCGTTGCAGAGAAGACCGGTACGTTGAACTCGACCGCAAGGCCACGTAACTCTTCAGCAACTGCTTTAATGTAGGTGTATGAATTGATCGATCCTCCCATACCTTTCATTCTAGAACTTGAACAAATATTTAGATAATCAATAAAGATAATATCAGGTTCAAATGCACGCTTTAGCTTAAGCTCATTTAATAGCGCGCGGAAATGGCCAGCATGAGCTGAGCCAGTAGGATATTCTTTAACAATTAACTTACCATTTGTTTTAGTTGATAGGTCTGCCACTTTAGTAGAAAACTGATCCTTAGTCATTTTATCTAGCTGATCAATTGGAACGTTAAGTAAATTAGCATCAATACGTTCAGCAATTCTTTCTTCAGCCATTTCCATCGTAATATAAAGAACATTACGACCTTCTACCAAAGCGCCACTAGCAACATGACACATGAATAAAGACTTGCCAACACCAGTACCTGCAAGGGCAATGTTAAGTGTTTTATTTGGTACACCACCTTTTGTAATTTTATTGAGATATTCGAGATCAAACGGTATGCGATCTTCTTCTTTGTTATAAAATTCCCAACGTTCTTCAGCTTGTTCAACATAGTCGTGACCTACATTTGTATCAAAAGCAACACCAAGTGCTTTAGTAAGTAAATCTGGTAATGATCCTTTTGTTAATGATTCGTGTTTTCCATCGATGATAGAAATTGATTCCATGATTGCTATATGCAATGCACGATCTTGACACCATTTTTCTGTTGAATCAATTAGCCATGTTTCATCAACTGTGTCACCTTCAAACAAGGTTTGAGCAACATCCATAGCCATGGAATATTGCTCACCTTGAATGTCTGACTCAGTAATTTCAACTAAGAAACTTTCTCGTGTTGGAAGCTTATTATACTTTGCAACATACTTTCCAGCTTCTTTGAACAGATTTCTATACGGCCCCTCAAAATAATCAGGTTTAACGAAAGGCAATACTTTACGCATATACTTTTCATCGGTCAATAGGTTTCGTAATATGGTCTGTTCTATTTTCAATCGAGTAATCCTTTTGCTCGTAAATCTGCACGAATTTTAGTAGCAGAAATGTTATGAATTTCATTGCCAAGATCATGTTCAGTAAAGGTGTAACCAACTCCACGTCCATAACTAATATCAACAATGTTTGGTACTACCATTATAACATAATCGTCACCACAAGTAAACCCCTCTTTTCCAAGATTTTTTACAATATTATCTTGAACTTGAAGAATATCAAAAGGATTATCATCTTGCCCAGGCACACGAGAATTAGCTTCACGTTTTTCTGGTACTTGCCTAATCATAATACAAACTTGGCCAGTTATAGCAAAACATCTTTTGAATAATTCTGTATGACCAGCGTGCCAAGGTTGCCATCTACCAAGCATTTGTACTGTAGGATTTAATTTATCAAATCTACCATTTGCGTTAACATATTCTGACATATTCTACTCCTTATTTTTAAGAAAGTTAGGAACAAAATCGCTATCACCAAATACTTGTGCTAAGCCACTATCGTCGTACTGAGGAATTTCAATATTCTTTGCAAACTCTTCTATTTCTTTATCAGACATATAAGAAGTTACTTCATAATAAGCTCCTGCTTCAGTACCATTTGGTTTTTCAAACATTTTATTTGTGTCGTCATACCTACCTTCATCAAGAGTGTTTACCCAGATTAAAACATCAGCATCAAAAATATTACGTGTTTCTACTAAGGGGCAAACAAAGTCACATATAACTGTACGTTCTTCTCCGTCTTCAAAGTCTGCAATGTTACGCATTCTTTCTGCTTGGCGCAGTCTTGCTTGAGGACTAAAGTCCCAATCGTTAGCCATACCTCTAACTTTATCTGCGTTATACCACGCACATTCGGGTAAAGCTTTTTGCAGTCTTTCGCTTAGCCAAGTTTTACCAGCACCCGGCAAGCCCATTACTAGAATTTTCATTTTCTCTCCGTTAAAATTACTTCGTCTTTTGTTAAAGCGTTTTCCAAAATATCATGTAGAATAGATCCACACTCATCTTGAAAAGGAACGTAGTCAGGAGTTAAATCTTTATCCGGACTACTTGCGATTGTAAAGTTAAAGTGCAATGCACCTTCTTTACCATCAACAGAAATGTTGCCATATCTAACAACTGTTTCTGAAAATTCTCCAGTTAGAATACGAATATCCCATGCTTGTTCTGCATCCGGTAATTCAGATGCAGGAATGATTTCGTAATCAAGGCCTTCTGATTTTTTATCTAAATTAATCATTTGCTTCTTCTACAATTGCATCCATAGAAACAATTGATTCTGAACCAATTGCATATTGTTTATTTACAAAATCTTTGAAGTCAGTTTCTTCTAAGATTGGTTTCCAGAACTCTTCGGTTAGAGTATCTTTTTCTCTGACCTTGGCATCCATAAGCTCGCCAGTGCTACGGTCAACGTGACAGTACCAACCATTAGAAGGCTTAGCAACATAGTTACCAGCAAGACCAACGGCGAGCAAACCACTATAAGGCTCAACACCACCTTCCCAAGAAACTGAGATAGGAATTTTTGATTTTTCTTTAACATAACGGCTTTTCTCCACATTAATTACGAAGTGATAGCCTTTAATTTCTGTACCTACTTTATTTTGTTGGCGACCAAGAATCCAAATATTATCGGCTGAATAATATATACCAGTACCACCAGAAACAATTGCTTTAGGGAACAAACCAATTTCTTGATATGTATGATTAACGGCTATCAATGGAATATTTTTCATATTAAGATATGGTGTACACATACGAAACAAACCTTTAAGGGCTTTAGCACGTGTCATATCTGCTACTGATTTTTCATTTAGTGCATCTTCCATTTCTTTTTTAGATGCTAGGTTACCAATTGAATCAATAACAACAATAACCTTATCGCTTCTATCAATATTTTCGAGCTGATGTATTAAATCAAACTTCAGTTCTTCCACATTTGTAATTGGAGTATGTAGTACACGATTGGTATCAATACCAAATTGAGTAAAGTAACTCTGAGGACTACCAAACTCAGAATCATAAAAAAGCATAACAGCATCTTTATGTTGCTTTAGATATGCTCCAGCCATAAGCAAAGCAAATGACGTTTTGAAATGTTTAGATGGACCGGCAAGTACAGTAAGTCCTGGAGCTAAACCTCCATCAATAGAACCAGACAAAGCAACGTTAACCATAGGTACGTCTGTTGGTGTCATATCTTTTTCAGTAAAAAATTTAGATTCAGCCAAAATTTCTGTATGACTTAGTCGTGAGTTTTTCTTAAGCTTGTCCATTACTGACATGCATATCTCCTATTAATCGATTGTAAGTATTATTATACCATAGTTTTGCTGGTATGTACACCATTAAATTTATTTTCTAACATACGCATCTATGCCATAAGCCATTACAATATTACTATTATGGCGTTCCATATAGTCCACCTGGTCCATTGTAATCTCGCCTTTGTCTAGCTTTGCTTTAATACCTTTATCCAAATATCGATGCCACTTCATTGGTACGATATTAATGTTATGAATCATTGCTAGTGGTGTATTTCCTTGATTAAGTCTTGACATTTCTATACAGGTATCTCTATGAAACATGTTAAATGTTTCTGCCATAATAGGTAACTTATGAGAAGGGTCTTCCCAATAATGATCATGTCTTACATGTGGTATTTCTATTTTAACAAAGCATCCATCTTTACCACACCTATATATTTCTTTCATACATTCAATAAATTGTTCGTAATCAAGATGTTCTAAAATATGATAAGCATGAATTTCATCAAAGTAATCATCAGGGAAATCCCATTTCTTTGAAATGTCCATAACCTTATCAGGGTTACACGTAGGAGTGATGTCTACGTTTATCATTCCTTTGATTTTTTGAGTGCTACAACCTAAATTAATTTTAACTAATTCAGGTGGTTTATCATTTAGCCACATTTCATGCCTCCATTCTACCATACTACATAAAGACTTCTAATGTGTTAGGCTCAGATTCATACCAAAAGGTTTGTGATTTATTGTCTTGAATTGCAAAGTTAGATCCAACCAATTCAATATCATCTTCAACAAATCTTTTAACGTTTGCAGCCATGTCAGCTGCTGTTGTAACTGGAACATTCTGACAAATCATATTTAGATTTTTTACTCCGCCAACCAATTGAAAGTCTTTAGGCATTTTCATAATATCTAAACATTCTCTAATTGACAAATATCTATCAGCATCTGGGTGTGTAAGCATAATAGGCATATGACCTACAAAGGCTCCAATGTAATCCTTTGGGATTTCAGTAGTCTTACGCATAATGTTACCACCTGCTTTTAACTTATCTCCCATACGAATACATTTTTGAGAATGACTTTCGTATCCTTCTTTTATCATCCACTTAGACATATCATAATAGTTACCACCGTTATCTTCAAAGTAATGAAGAACATTAGTAGTTTTTTCTATTCTTTTAGCAAATTCTATATGATCAATTCCACCTAACATTTCTTTTAAGATGAATTGATAAAAAGGATTGTCTGAAGGCTTTTCCTTTTGCACAATAATTTTAGACATAGGATCTTCATCATTTCTTGCAGAAGATCTAATTTGGTCTTCAATCTTCATATGTGGTCTTTTATAAAATTCGAATTTAGGTACAGCCTTTCCTTTCCAAAAGAAAAAGAATGCTCTATCACGAATTTGACTTAATCCATGAAGCAATGATTTTGTTTTATACAAACTAAACGTGTATCCATTGTCTTTGGCGAGTTGTCTTAATTGTTTTACAACAGGCTCACCCATTTTAGATGCAAGTCTTGGTGCATTCTCACCCCACAATACTTTAGGTTGTACATTTTCAAGAACGTATTGAGAAGATTTAATCATCCAGTCGTTATGTTCGTGATCAGAGCGTGAACTAACACTAAGACTAGACAAACCTGCACAAGGACAAACAGAATTGACCACGTCCACTTTAGAAGCGGTATGAGATACTTCATCAAGTTTATAGTAAGGAATACTATTCCCATAATGATTAAGAAGTTGGCTATCATTTGCTTCAAATCCCGAGTATGATAAAACGTATTCGGGTTTATTACCAAACACGTTTTCCATAGCAAAAGTTTCACCGCCTATGAGCGGAACAATACTTGCATAACTAGTCATAATTTACATTCTGTTCTTTCTCTCTAGAATCCTTTTCATACGTTGACCTAATTTTATTATTGGCTGTAATAACGTCTTTAAGGATAGAGAATTCTGGATCAAAGTATGATAAAGCTTGTGTATCTTTAGGGAAACAAGCACCACCAAAACCGCGCTTCCCATCAAAGCCAGGTACAATAGTGTGGCTATGACCAATCCTAGGATCATTGGCAATAGCAGAAATAATCCGGTTATAATTTCCATGGCCGTTAACAGTATCGTAAAACTGATTGAACCAGAGGACTTTTGTAGCGAGGAAACTGTTGATTCCATATTTGATAAGGCTTGCTTCAGCAATTGACACATGGAAGACAGGACATGGACGGCAGAGCGAACAGGTTTCGAAAAGCTCTTCGATGAATCTACAAGTGCCTGGGTCACCACCGAATACGTGCATTTTAGGATTAATAAAGTCTTCATTTGCATTTTTTTCAGTAAGGAATTCAGGGTTATAAACAATTCTATCTCTAGCTAAATTTGCTAGCTCCATCATAATATCAGGAGTCACTGTAGATTTAACTACAACAAAACCTTTTGTCTTATCTATTAGTTCTTTAACTACCTTTGTAACAATACTTGCATCGATTTTCCCGTCATCTGACATTGGTGTAGGTACTGCAACAAAAGTAACATCAGGATCAAATTTTGTTAAGTCGTCTATAGTTGTATCAATATTAGGATCTACAATAAACTTCTTTACATCACGTTGACTAAAGCCATAGTCAACAGCTTTACCTACAAAGCCGTGACCAACAATGCCAATCAAAGGAGTTCTAGTATGATTAAACATTAATTGACTCCATAATATTCTTTGTACCATGTAATAAATTGACTTACACCTTCTTTAATAGAAGTAGTAGGTTTATATCCAAGTTTTTGAATTTTAGTTGTATCTGACCAAGTTTCAGGAGTATCAGCGGGATGTGCTGGTGTAAGATTTCTTTCAGCTTTACGTCCAAGATTTTTTTCAATCTCATCTACAAACTCAACCAATTCTACTTGCTCACCATAACCAATACAGAAAACTTCATGGTCAACTTCTTGATTATCATTAAGAATATTTTCAGCTACAATCTTAACGCCTTGTACAATATCATCAACGTAAGTAAAGTCTCGTTTCATATCACCATAGTTGTATAGATCAATAGGCGTACCTGCTACAATACCATCAGCAAACTTAAACAGTGCCATATCTGGTCGACCATAAGGACCATAGACAGTAAAGAAGCGAAGACCGGCAGATTTTACAACAGTGCTGTGTGCAAACTGGCATTCGTTTACATACTTAGACCAACCATACGGATTGTTTTGTAGGGCTGGACGATCATCTTCATTCCACGGCAAAGGCTGACCATGCATAACACATGAGCTTGATGCGTATACAATCGGAACTTTATTTCTTTCAGCGCCTTCAATAAGACGCTGTGTACCTGAAATATTAGTATCGATATATGGCTGCGGTTCTGCCATTGCATGTCGTGGATTTGCATATGCTGCAAGGTGAATCACTAAGTCTACATTTTTTAAGATACTATGAAAATTTACATTTCCAATATCACCAACAATTATATTCTCTGGATCTAATCCATTAGCAATAAGTAAAGCTTCTCTAGCATGCTTAAGCTTTGGATCGTAGTAATTGTTAAAGTTGTCAATACCACTAACGTGATAACCTGCATCCATTAACTTTTTTGCTGTGTGGTATCCAATCATTCCGGCAATACCGGTTATAAAAATCTTTTTAGGTTTCATACGAAAAACTCCTCTAGTCCCTGTGATTGATTGTCTGGTGTTTTGTCAATTTTATTGAATATATCAGGGAATGACACATCCGGTCCATTGTGCGATGCATAATATTCATAAGCCATTTCACGCCATTCGTCACGCATTACATTATCTTTTCTAAGCTTATTTATGATTTCAATAGTTTCTGTCCAATCGCTACCTACTTCGCCTGCCCATATCGTACCAGTGTTTTTATCTGCAGTAAGCCTATTGCCAGTTTGCAAGTGTGTACAATGATCACCAAAAGCTTTTCTAAAAATTGGAACTACACCAACAGCAGCAATTTCTAAGTGAGTAAATTCAATAAAGTTTTGAATGTATTCAGGTTGAAGAGTTGTCAACTGAAAACCAAAGCCACAGCGTGACATACGTTCTAGCATTTCAGCATGTTTGAATGCACCGAAAACATAAGCTTTTCCACCGGGTGATGTTTGAACATCAAAGTCTTCTGCCATTTCGTGGAATTCAAATTTTTCGCGGATATCAACAAACTGAATTGATTTTTCCATTCCTTCTAATGTATACAAAGGATCAGGCAAACTTTTCTGCAAGTCGAACATAACATCGAAACCTTTCCAGTATGCAGACCTGCCAATCCATTTCAAGTGATTAGGATCTTGATCTTCAATAGGTTTCCAATATTGTTTACGAATGCTTTCTACATTAACACCATTACAAAAGCTATATGAACTAGCTTTAGCACCAAGATTTCTACAGTAATCCATAAAAGGACTTTTAGTAGAATATGATAGAATAACGTTTGCAGATTTGATAACGTCATCAAGTAAAGCATTACGCTTGATTGACATCATTTTGTGATCGTGTTGAATCATAACTTTTTTAGTCGTGATTCCATTAATCAACTTACCAAAGTTTTCAATACAATCATCAGGGTGACCTTTAGAAGGTAGTGAACCAATAAGTACTACATCAGCATTATTGCAATCTTCAACAATTAATTCAGTGCCGCAGATCGTATCACCACGAGCAGGTTTATTACCCCACTTCCACTGTTTAATATTTTCATCTAAATAATGAGATGCGGCACGTGTCCACTTTTTATCACTAGGTGCATAGACTGTATAATCCCACCCCTGTTTTAGTGCCCAGTCTTTTAGTTCGAGTGTAAATCGAGTTACGCCGCAGCCTTCAATGCCGCGGCCTAGAATATGTACGACTTTCATATTTTTCACCTGTCTTTATTATAATAGTTATTATATCATATATATGAGGGTTTGTACACCAAAAAATTAATCTTTTTTCGGTTTAAGCTTAACGACGTTATCGTTAAATGGTCCGTCATCCAAATCAACAAATTCATATACTATACCTGCTTCGTCAAACATTTCAAATGTCAAGCTTGCAGAGTTTTTCCAATCATCTGGAATAACCTGATCAACCATTACTACTCGTTCAATGCCTACTTGGATAATACCCTTAGCACAATCGCTACAAACAGGTAAACCATATACGTATAGTGTTGAACCAGCAAGAGATACACCATTCCATGATGAATTATATATGACATTCATTTCTGCATGAACTACATATTTGTACTTTGTTGGTCTATCATTGTATCTTTCAGGAAAATCTTCAATGTCTCGTGGAAAGCCGTTATATCCTTGAGATAAAACTTCACCGTTATGACCAACAGCTACTGCACCAATTTTTCTTGAAGGATCTTTAGACCATGAAGCAATATGCTTAGCTAATTCAAGATAACGTTTATCCCACTTATCATACATTACGATTTACCACCTGATGTTTTACGTTTAATATCATTGTGATTGAATTCAGCCCAATACAATTCAAAAGCAACGCCGTCTTCAATTCCAACAAATTGGTGATAGAGACCAGGCTTTACTTTTGTAAAATCGCCAGGATACAAAATAGTTTCATCAACTAATCCTTGATCTGCTTGCCATACTCTAATCATCATAGTGCCTGACTCTACATAAAAGCCATTCCACTTAAATTCATGCTTATGTTCTGAACATTGCATTCCTGCTTTATATTCAATTCGATGGAACTCACATGCACCGTTTGCTTCAACTAATTCTGTTTGACCCCAAACTTTTCCTGCAATCATGACTTTACCAATTCAAAATGTTTTTCATAAACATGCAAGTTTTGTACTTGCCATGTTATACTACCAACTTTCATATCTTTACGATAGTCTGCGTCAGCAGCACTCATCATGTATTCATAGTTGTATGCTCGAGTTAATTCTTCTAAAACATACCGCTGCCAAGCATAGTCATTCTTGTATCCGAACACAACATCGTTTGAGCGCATTTGGACCACAGCGTGGATTGAGCCATCGCGTAAATAATAAGTGACAGCATTAGTACATATAAAATCATTTTTATCATGTGCATTAAACTCTGTCCAAATTGAAGGGCGATTATAAATCATAGAAGCACGACGGCTATCCATATTATATAGCAATTCATTTAGAGCATTATCGAATTGACGATAATATGTGTCACTAAAAATTAGTTGACCATAGTTACTATTAATTTCACCATGCGAGTTTGCTGCGTGCTGCCATGCTTTAGGCGGCTCATCACCATAAGGAATGTCATTAATGTTTGTTGAGCAACCAATGTACCAATCGATTTCTGCATCAATATAGTCTTGATTAGGCGTGCCGAAAATAGCAGGCTCATCTGCAACAAAGCAAGCACCAAGCATTTCAATAGTTTTTTGACCGGTTCGATCTACAGTAAACCTTTCACCTTTAAGTGCGTCTATAAAAATCTCACGAATATCACTTACGCTTTGCATTACTTACTCTCCTTCTTAGACCACTAGTTGAAAATCTGTGGTCACGCTTATTAAAATACAATTCAATATCTCGATGTTTACAAATATCTCTACCTGTAAAATCTTTATCTCGGTATTCTTCACCAAGAATTCTTACATGGATAGTTTTCATTTGTAGAATATCTTCTAAGTCAGCTTCGTAGTAATAAGGTATGATTTCATCTACATATCTTACTGCAGCTAGCTGTGTGTGTCTTTCTACAATTGATTGGATAGGCGTGTTTTTAGTGTCACGATCTGCGGTTGGATCTATTTGCAAGGCGCAAATAAGATAATCACATTTAGACTTTGCTTCACGTAGCATTTCAATATGGCCAGCGTGAAGTAAATCAAACGTTGATGCTGTAAGGCCTATCTTCATTTCTTTGGCCTATTAAACATATCGTTATTAGGATCCTGTCCATCCATTTCACCGCGCATATATGATACAGCAAAAGACGCATAATTAATAAGATCCATAAACGTATCTTCAAGAGATTCGTGATTAGGTTCTTGACCAGACTCAAGTAAAGAAGCAGCACGCATCATTTTACCATGCATGATATCGTAGATAGTATCTACACCTCGACGATAGTGCATAGCTTGCACTACGTTAGATTTAGCAGACTGATAGTCTTGGCCTTTTTTAATTTGTAATGCAATACATTCTTGCAAAACTTTTACAGACTGGCGCTCATTGCTCATTACTTGAACTCCATACGCTATTTAGATCGCTTTGAATTTCATCAAAAGCATATAGCGCAGAACTATATTGAAACGTATGTTTACCAAACTGCACTTCAGCTTTATCAACAAATACATTTCTACTTTCATTAAAGTTTTCTTCAGCGAAAACCTGACCTTCATAAAAGGCTTGACCTGTTTTTGACATTATACATTACTCCTTAAACACATTGCTGATCCAGCTATTATACCACAAAGTCCAACAGAAGTAAACACTAATAATTCAGAAAGTGACAAAGCGTTTTCCATACAATCGCCGTCACAATCAGAACCTGCTGCACCAATTACTAAAAAGAAACCTACAAAAATAAGAGCACTTCCAATTACATTTTTCATTATTCACACTCCTCAACTGTTACTTTATACTGCTTACCATTCCAGTCAGTTAAAGTAAGAAACTTTGAAGTTGATTGCATATAACCTTCTTTAGCTAAATCAAAATCAACAACACCTGAAGTAATATTACCATCAGTAACTTTGGCAATATTATCTTTAATTGCATAAGCAATCATATCACAATAAGCTAAATTCATTATACGATACTCCAACCAAAGTTTTCTACCAAGTAGTCATTACCTTTATCTTCGGCAATTGCTACACAAATTGCTTCACGAACAATTGTATCACGGCTGCTAAGATATTTAGCGGCAGTTGGCATATTAGCACCATTGCTTTCAGTGATGAAGTTATATACAACTTCTGCATCGTTTGCATCTGCAAGGTACATATCAGCCATATCTTCGGCAATTGCCCAATCTGATTTAGCTTGGTTTTTATAAGATTTGATTAGTGATTTTAAGTTTTTCATTTTTCTTTTCCTTTTCCATTTTATAGATCTATTATACACCATTTCTTCTCAAAAGTAAAGGAAAAAGTGCATTTTTATATTCAACAAAAACAAAGGCTTATGATTTTTTTGTAAATTTTTTTCCATTCCACTGGTATATTCCTTCATGAATATACTCTTTAGACTTCTTATTATTGATAAAAACATAGACAATATCAGGGTATTTACGCCATGTTTCAAGTTTAGCTGCTTGACATCTAGCTAATACATAAGGAACGTTTCCAAGGTGTTCAGTACATTTAACTTCTATTAGATCACCTTGTGGATCTATCAGATCTTTGTATGGACGCTCATCATCCATCCATCCAGTTTCAATCAGGTATTGTTCTGCAGCATGACCGTATAAGGTTACTTCATATATTTCATTAAGGGTTCTACCTCGAGCAGTAGAAGGTTTTCTATGAATTTGTTTTGCTTCATTCATAGCCCTTTCACTCCATTCATGTTTGTCTTGTATATCATCAATGCTAAAGCTCATATCCATATTAAATATTTCTGTACACGTATTCGATTGCACGATCTGCCTCCTTATCAAGTGGACGATTTTCATACCAATTACCTGTGTCAGTATCAAACTGTCGACATAGTTGAGATACTTCAGCTGCAGTAATTGGATATTTTTTAGTTACGGCGTTGCTTGCTGTTGCTACCATAATCTGATACATTTTGTGATACCAACCTGTACCACTAATAGTTCTATACTCATTAGCAAGCTTTTTAGGAAAGAAGGGACAATCGTGATATGATGTCCAATTGACATTAGTGTTATCCATTTGAGATTTACGATAAGATGTAATCGCTTGTCTCATTTCTTCTGGCATTCTATCAAGAAATGAATTGCCAGTTGATTTTATAGGCATTGGATGTTTTCTAATTAATTCGTCCGGGTCAATAGTATTGCCGTTACGATTACTGAATATAAAATTATTAGCACCATTATAGTTGCCTGGGATGTAATACATGCGAGACAAGTCTTTAGTCTGCTTATCTCCAAGTTCTCCGAGCTCACTTTGGAGCGCATACCAGAAGGCTTTGATTCTATCTCGTTCAACACCATATGCAAGTGGGAATACAAGTCTGAATTTCGGTACATCAATAGTAGAGCTAGCAGTAGAATAACACACCCAACGCCAACTACCAAAAAGTTTGTTAAGAGCATCAGATAAATATCCTTCAAATTCGAAATCATCAACATCAACTGCACACCACATAGACCATTCAACTACATTATCATTTGCACGTGTTGTGTTGGGTTTATATACAGCAGGTGACATTAGTTCTGCGTCTTGTTTTCCTTTCCTAGGCTTTTCAGCAAGTTGATATAAGACGTGTTCGAACTCATTGAAGTCATTGACATCAACTCGTTTGTCTGTCTTATTATCAAATATACTATTGAAAAGCGTTAGGGATAATGCCATGATTTCCTCTATGTGTTGGAGCTTTCCAACCTTCAGGTTTAATTAAATCAGGCATTCCTAATGGATTAGGGCGTGATTCTTTTACACCAACTTCTTTATCGAGATTAGCACGAAGCACTTCATCCCAAGCTCGATATGTATCTACTCCAAAAGCATCTAACGTGCCAAGAGCGACAACTACCAAATCAATAAGACCATCAACTACTTCTTCAGAATCTTTTTCATCGACAGCTTTTTCTGTTTCTTGTAGTTCTTCCATAAGAAATGAAAGACGAAACTTTAAGAACTTTTTCATTAGTTCTTTGTTATCTTTATTTTCGGCTATCCACTTATGGACACCATATTTTTGATGCATAAAATTTATGTCATAAGGTAAGTCGCCTTTGAAAGGTGCACTCATACGAAAAAATCCTCCAATGTCATTTGTTCTGAGCTACTCCATCCAACCGCATTTAGAATAGGTTCCAATGGGTCGAGGAATGTTTTATTAAACTGCATTTCATAGTCAATATAGTTATGAAGCTGTAGTTCATTAGGTAAGTAATCTGGAAACGATACTACGTTTTCGCGGATTGGGTTAGGCATACGAAGATAGCAAAACTTTACTTTCTCTCCGTTTTTAATAGTCACATACTTTTTAAGTAAAGCTTTATCTTTGATGTGGTGATTATATAGTAAAGCACCACGTACATGAATTGGCGTACCTTTGCCATAAACAAGTTTTTTATCAGACCACTTTGATAAATCAGATGTGCCACGTGGAAAAGATACTTTTTCAGGTGGAAGACTTTTGAACTCATCGCGGAAATCTGATATAAACTTTTGTGTTGCTTGTTCATCACCAGAAATAATAACTTGAAATATTTTTTTGAACTTATCCCGCACAACTTCTGGTGTAGAAGATTTGATAGCCTCAATACCCATGATTTTAAGTTTAGGCGCAGCGTATTGTACACCTTCGTTATTATGTACATTTAATATGTATCGCTTTTTAGCAGTCCATATACCTCGATCAGCAATTGCTTCACGTGCCATAACCATACGATTATCGTATGCATTCATGTTGCTAGCCATTTTAGCATAAGACTTTTCAAGAGCAGGTTCAAAATGATCTTGACAAATTTTATCAAGGAATGCTGTTGGATTCTTTGGCTCAAAGTGTTTGACTATATTCCCCATGTTGACATATAGCGAATCAGTATCAATTGCAATAACGTAATCTTTATCATTAGTCTTAAGGATGTTATTCATTTCTTTGTTCATAGTACGTTCAGCCCAAAGAATAGCAAGCTGGCCAGATAAAGTAATAGCCTCAGCTATACGCATATCAAAATAACGAAAGTACTTATTGCCAAGTGCACCATAAAGAGAATTCAATAGAATCTTAATAGCCATCTGACGATTTTCGAGTTGATTGATTTCTTTTTCAAGTTCAAATGTTTTTTCAACCTCGTACTTTTTCATAGCAGCAATCATCATATTCTTAACAGACTTACGTTCATCGTAATATTGAACAATGATTTGAGGAATGATACCTTGCTTTTCGCAATTAAAAGTACAACCATTAGCTGCTGTGGCATAAGTGGAACAAGTTGTTTGGCCATTAAGATAATAATCCACACCACCTTTTTCAGTGACACCAATGATTGTTTCAGGTGACATGTTGTATTGTACAATAAGATTAGGATACAAAGAATTCAAATCAAATGAGCATACCCATTCATGCATACCTACCTGTGGTTCTTTAACAAAGCCACCAGGATATTCCATTTTATTTTTTTCGATAGCAGGAGGAATAGCAATTTTATTTTTATGTAGTTCACGATAAATGATTGAATCCCAAATAGCAGTAGTGCCAAATGTATCTTGGAAGTTAACACCACCTTTATAAGCTATAGTCACAGCTAGTGTGATAAGCCCCATCTTGTCTTCAAGGCGTTCAATAAGCTCGACATCTTTAATGTTGTAGTCAATAAAAAGCTGGTGATTTTGTTTGTAAAGATTATAAAGGTTACCGTATTCTTCATATGATAATTTAGTTTCACCAAGGACAACATAAGCAATATGATTTAGTGCATAAGATTCTTGAGCACCATAGGAATAACCAAACTTAATAAACAATTCCATGTAATCAAGTTGAGAAATACCAACTATGTCATATGCCTGTTGCTTACGGCCTTTGATAGTTTTTTCTTGAAAGTGCACTAAACCCCAAGGAGATAATCTACGAATAGATTCAGGAGAAACAATACGATTAATACGATTAACGAGATATGGAATATCAAAAAATCGTGTATTCCAACCAGTTATAACATCAGGACAATTATCCTCCCAGTAACTAATAAACTTATTAAGTAGCTCATGCTCATTAGCACACTTTACATAACGAATATTATCAGTTTTAGCATGATAATCATCTAAGCCCCAAACATAGTATACGTTACCACGGCTCATTTTAAGAGCAATAGAAATTACAGGATGCAAAGCATCGCTAGGTTCGGGGAATCCATCATCCGAGGCAACCTCAATATCAATGTTACATACTTGAATATGTGCACGATTGAATTGAATATCGTGAGGAAACCTTTCAGTGATGTATTGGTGTACAAAGTTTTGGTTGCCATATACCTTAGCATTGGCAACATCTGAATATCTTTCTAGGAATTCCTTAGCATCTTTCATAGATGCTTGTTTTACAGGCGCAACCGGTACACCATCAAGAGATTTCCATGTAGTTTCCTTTTGTGTAGGCACAAAAAGCGTAGGCTCGTATTTAACTTTTTTCTTTACTGGCACACCATTATGGTTGTAGCCACGATAAAGTAAAGAGTTGCCGTAACGAGCGACAGAAGTGTAAAATGACATATGTTAATCCTCAACTGTAAGTATTATTATACCACAGAAATCATGTAAAGTAAACAAAAAAAGGGCGGTTTCCCGCCCTTTCTGTCATTTTTATTTGCCTAACATAAGCTTTCTAGCTTCATCAATTCTTCCAGATGATGCTAGCCTATGTGCTTCTAGCGATATTAACAAAGTATTAAAAAAGTCTTTCATCGGTAATAACCTAATGGGCCTAAACCGCGTTGTAGTCTTTTCATTCTTTGTTCAAGATCTACTAAGTCTGTAGCTCTTGCTAGATATTTTTCGTCAGGACACATTTTGTAGTTCTTCCACCAAGCTTTGATTTTTTTAATCACGGTATCTTACCTCCGCTCTCTCATTCATTTCTGACAGTAGAGATTCAAGCGTGTGATTAGGGTACTCATGCAGAATCATAGGAGCAATTTGCCTATTAGCTGCTTTTTGTCTTGCGACTTGGTACCCAATCAGCATTGCTGAAAGAGTTACTTTTAGTGAGCTTAGAAATTTCTCAAGAACTTTCGTTGAGAAGTTGAGCGCTATTGTTGTCATTTTTTAATTCCTCGTTAGATTTGATTTTGATCTTACGAGGCTGCTTTTCTTTTGGTAGAACCACCTGTAAATTCACGGCTAAGATTCCATCCTCAAGATTAGCTCCTGTTACTTCGGTATATTCCGACAGTCTAAATGACTTAATCCAGTTTTTTGCACTAATACCTTTATGAACATACGAATTTTGATCGCGCCTTGTCGGTCTGTCGCCTTTAATGTGCAACACACCATCATTTACTTCAATATCAATATGATCTTGTTTGAATCCAGCCACTGCCATTTCAACTACAAAATTGTAATCGTCATTCTTTACGACATTGTGTGGTGGGTAGGTATCCTTCGCATGCTTGTGAATATTCTCAAGCTGATCGAAGATGTGGTCAAAACCAATAAAACCCGAACGTGGGTATGCGAAATTGCTAGTCATTGTTTCCTCCTATAGAATAGCAAGGTTATTTACGTAACCTACATAATGTAGCGCTACGATTCTATTTATATTAGATTTTCTTTTTAATCCAACGATAAGCAGCATAGGCAAGCAATAAAACAAAAATTGTTCCAATGCCATCAAACCATGATGTCTCATTCATTGCATCAATTAAATCAGCAGTTAGCCAATCCATTATTCGTGCTCTCCTCCATTACCGCGACAATTACTGCTTTGATCCAATGTTATATTTCGGACAAAGTTCCCATTCACTTTTTTCTCTAAATGGTATGATTTTAATTTGTCTAAGCGGCGCTTGGCCATTTACATCATCACTCTTTTGAATTTCAATAAGACCCCAATCACTCATTAATTGTGCGATTGTATTCCTACGAGCAAGATCGGTTCCTTCAAGGTTAGCTTTCTTACCGTCTAAAAGAAATAGCTCTTTGAAGTGTACTATAAAATACCTGCCTTGCTTGTGCAAAATATGACAGGATTGAAATAGTCTTTTTTCTTTACGTGATGCTACACCGATTCTTGTTAAAGTTTCTCTTACTTTGAGAAAATCGTCTGGTTCATTAAGAGTGATTTCCAGCATTGACTGCGGACTCCACTCGATTACATTATTTTGTTCCACCTTTATACACCTTCTTCTTTAACCCATTGATATCATCTGGCGATAGAAGTGTGAGTGCTTGGCGGGCTTTTTCATTACTGTAACCATAGTATTCTTTAACAACTTCAATATCGCTTTCAATTTGAGGCTTTGCCCATTTCGAAAATCTTTTCTTCTTCCTTACTATATTTATAAGGAAGTCGAATTGAAGACGGCTGTCAAGGTGTGCATGCTGATTCATTTCATTAGCCATGAGAACAGTATCGTTAAAATAAGAAAGACCACGGTTAACCATAAACGCATTGTATTGCTTTTCTGTAATATCATCAACCATTATATCTTTTTTAGAAGTATTAATAGCATTTAAGTATTCAAACGGATTCATATCAAAACCATCCTAATTTTGTACCATTATGTGCAATAATAAAGAAACACGCAACAAGGTGAGTTATAACCCAAACAGTTCTTAGAATAGCAGCAATATCGCTTTCTTTAGTATCGCCAATCTTGCTGCCAATTGTCTTAGCCCATATTCTCCACATTGTACTAAGCAAACTCGACATTTGCCATAAGCTCCGTCATGCAAGCAACTACATTCAATTCATGATCTGCAACAAAAGCGTTTTTATATTGATAGTCAGCAAGTATAAGAACGAGTTGAGGAATAGATTGAGGAGATACTTTATCTGTCATACGATCATACACTCCACGAAAGATTGCACTTGCATCGGTATCAATATTATTGACAACCCATTGCCGCATCTTTTTGAAGTCTTTAGTTTTCAGAAAAGTAAATAGTTCATCGAATGTTTTTTCACTTGATGACGTTAATACGTTTGAGTCAATTCTACCAGATGCACTATGTCTTTGTAATTCATTAAGAACTCTGCGCCAATCTGGTGCATGTCTCATAATTAAATCAGCAAGAACTTTACTATCAAATGATACTTCTTCCTTATAAAGGATGTTAGCAGCGCGGTCCATAAATTGACCACACAATTGAACCATATCTTTTTTAGAAGTATTAAATTCGTATACACCACACCGTGAGTGCAATGGCTCAATAATTCGATTCTTAAAGTTGCATGTTAGAATAAATCGACAGTTATTAGCAAACTCTTCAATGAAACCACGAAGAGCAGGCTGTGTCGATTGAGGATTCAAATAATCTGCTTCATCAAGGATAACTACTTTATAGCCACCTTGTAATGAAACAGAACTCGCGAACTGTTTAATTTTTCCGCGAAGTGTATCAATGTTGCCTTCCTCTGAACCATTGATTAAAATATAATCAAGGTTTAGCATATTACACATTGCTTTTGCGACTGTAGTTTTACCTAAGCCGGCGGTACCGGTGAGAAGCATATTAGGCAACTCACCGGTTTGTACTACTGAACTAAACGTATTCTTAAGGGATTCAGGTAAAATACATTCTTCAATAGTTTTTGGCCGATACTTTTCGACCCACAGAAAATCTGTAGACATTCACATACTCCATAATAAAAAATAACTAGCTTACTTAGAAGCTTGTTCTTGCTGGTAGTTTTCAGCAAGTTGGATGATCTGAATCGATTGATCACGCAATCCACCAATGGTAGATAGCTCTTCACCCTTAAACCCACCACGTTGTGTGAGGGCATCAACTACAGCGATCGTAGACCTAGCGGCACGGTTCGCAACTTCATAAATCTGAGCATGCGGATCTTCCGCTGCTTCGACTTCTTTTTTTTCTTCAGCCATATTAAACTCCGAACGTTGAAGATTTTTCCATAGCAATCCAATATTGAACTGCAGTACTTTTGTTAACAAAGTTTGAGATTAGTTTAGATGAAATACTTACATCATAATCTCCATCAACAATTTTTAGATTGCTAATGTTGAGTACAAAATTAAATTTTGCCTCAGAGTATTCTCCATCAACCATGATAGAGAAAGTATTCGATGTAGTATTCTGTGGATCTACAATCGAAAGTTCTAGTGCACCATCGCTTGGTGTAATCGATACATTAGTATGACCAAGTGCAGATGATGCGCGCTTTAGGCGAGATAGTGTTTCACTATCCAGCGTAAACTTTACATCCGTTGAAGGCATAGTGATTGCTTTACTAGGTGCTGTCAACATTTCTGTATCGCTAAAGAAATATTTACTCTTGGATCTACCTGAGCTATCACTAATGATAACATAGTTTTCATCAAACTTTAAGGTAGGATTATCAACAAGACTAACAACACTTAAAAATTCATTTAGATCGTAAATGCCAAACCCAACTGGAAATGATTCTTCCAGCGTTGCTTCAGCAAGTACATTTTTTGCTTCGGTAATAGTCTTAACAACATTACCAGGTTCTACAATTAGATTAAGATTAATCGTAGAAAAGTTTTTCAATACCTGAAGAGTAGATTCTTTCAGTTCCATAACAAAGCTCCATTGTTTATTCTATAAGTATTATTATACCATAGTTTTGGCGGTATGTACACCATTAAGTTTTAATTTTTGAAAAATTTCTATCTTTAACAAACTCAAGTTTCTCTTGAAATTTTCCATCCAGTATTTCACCTTTGTGAGATATAACAAAGGTGTTTGTATCATCCTCTAAAGAATATAAGATCTTCATCAGATTATCTACTCCATCATGATCAAGTGACGAATCAAATGTTTCATCAAGGATAAGAAGATTTGTGGCTACACTATTTTTCATTTTAGCAACTTGCCGCCACGTAAACAAGAGTGCTAAATCAATTCTTTGCTTTTCGCCTTCAGAAAAAGACGCATAGGTAAAAGCATCGCGATGTCTTGATCTAAGTGTTTCTTGAAATGATTCATCCAAATTAAAGTGGATAAAGAAATCTAAAGTCTGCAGGTAATTGTTAACTAGCTGGTTTATAGCTGGGAGATATTGTTTAATGATTTTAGTTTTAATACCAGTATCTTTTAGCATTTCAAGAATCACTTGATTATATTGTTGCTTTTCATTCAAAGCAAATTTCGTTTCCATAAAAGAATTACGAGTTTGTTCTAAATTCTTTAATTCTTTATGTGAATCATTTAGATCAGCTACTGCACTAGTTTCTAGCTCTCCTTTTATAGAATCTATTTGAACACGAAGTGAACTAATTTGTCTACTGTTAGAATGAATAATTTGTTGCTTTTCTCTAATATCTGTTAAATCTGCAGTAACTTGCTCAATACTTTGTTCTACCGCAGTTGACTCTAGAGATGCACTATCCATTGCACTTTTAAGTTCTTTTGCTTTAGCCTTAGCTGAAGATAGCTTTTCATTTCTAAGAATTTCATCAATGTCCTGAGAACATGTAGGACATGATTCGTTGTCTTCATAAAACTTAGCTTCCTTTGTAATATTATTCATTTGGCTTCTAAAGGTAGAATTATATTGTAAAAGACTTTGCTTTTTATCATGCAGCTCATTTAGTCTTGATTCGATTGGTCCTTGCTTTGAATCAATTTCTGCGGCAAGACTAGTGTTTTCTTTTTCAAGCGATTCGATCTCGGTATTATGTTCCGAGATTTTAGCTTCCTTTGATGCCAGATTTTGCTCCGTGAGTATTTTAACATCTTTAATATACTTCTTTTGTGTATCTATTCGATTATTATTTATGTCAAGTTCATACTGGTTTGTACGAAGACTTTCTTTTATAATAGAATATTGTTCTTTACAAAGCTGATTCATTCTAGAAAACACATTAATGTCTAATAGATCTTCAATTACTTCTCGACGATGACCACCTGGCAATTGCATAAAGGGAATAAAACTACCACTACCAAGGACAACAATTTGATGAAAAGATTTATGATTTAGTTTAAGAATATTTTGTTCAAGGATTTTTTGATATTCTTTGGCATGTGATGATTGATTAATCATTGTGCCGTTTTTCCATATTTCAAAGATGGTCGGCTTTATTCCTCGAACAATCTTATATTTGTTTTTTCCACTAGAAAATTCTACTTCAACCAAACAGTTTTTATTATTAACTGAATTAAGAAGTTGCGGCTTTGTAATAGATCTATGTGGTTTACCAAATAAACCAAACGATATCGCATCAAGCATTGTTGATTTACCCGCACCGTTATGTCCTACGATGAGAGTTGATTTCGTTTTATTTAACTGGATTTCTGTCGTGTTATTACCAGTGGAAAGAAAGTTTTTCCACCGTACGATTTCAAACATAATCATTGGATTTCGAGAGCCTGTGCTTCTTTCATTAATTCATGCATTTTCATCTTTATCACGTCTTTCTCTAAGTCAGTATCAACATTATCAATATATGCATTAAGAAGTACTGAGGTATCTTCAATTGATACTTCAGTATCTTCTACGTTTTCACCCATAAACTCTTGGAAATTTTCTTGTATTTTTAGATCATGTATATTCAGGTTTTGAATTCTATCAACAAACCTATCAAAGGTAAACAGATCAGTTTTGTTTTTTACAACAATTTTTACAAACTTATTTTTTAGATAGGTTGTATCAAATTCATTGTAGTCTTTATTAGTATCATCATAGATTATTTTTTCAAATGATGTGACAGGATTTCTTACACTAGTTAATGCACGAGTTTCTGTATCTAACACATGAAAGTATTTAGGATCATGAGCATCAGACCAAAAAAATTCCATTTGAGAACCAAGATAGTGTATGTTATCTTGACTTGATTTTACATGAAAGTGACCTGATAAAACCATTTCAAATCTTTTGAAAATATCTCTGGATAATCCTCCATCGTGCCTATGACCACGCATTACTTCAAATCCTGATAACTCTAAATGAGCACCAATAATATCAGCCTGACACGTTTCAATAAATTTCATAGACTTATCATAATTGTCTTGGCATATCCAAGGGATAAGACCCATTTTTAATCCATCGTAATCCATGACAGTTGGTTCCATAACAATATGAACTTCATTCATATAATGGCCAAGCAATTCTTTTAGAGAATTTAGATCATTAGTATTTTTGTAAAAGGTATCGTGATTGCCTGGGATGATGTCCATAGTAACACCGTGCTCTCGCAACCTATTCAAAAATACATTTCGATTTGAGTTAAGACATTTGAAATTAACATATTTACGATGATCATAATAATCACCTAAGTGTACAATATGTTTAATATCATTTTCAATCATGTGTGGCCAAAAGATATTATTATAAAAATCTTCTTGGTGCTTCATAAAAACTTCTGATGAGTTTCTTATGCCACAATGTGTATCATTAAGTATAGCTATTTTCAAGTCATAAAATCCTGTAAGTCTGAATCAGTAGCTTTCTTTTTCTTTGTTTTTTTAGCATATTCTTTAACAGTAGTATCTTGTGTTTTTACACGATCAATACGTCCTTTTAGAACATCTACAAAGTGTTGCTGAACTAATCCTGCTTGAGCATTATCACCTTCAACAGTCATAAACTCTTCAATGCCTGATTGTGATAGATACTTGAATTTAATATCTTGTTGTTTCTTTTCTTTTGCAATTCGCCTAAGAAAAGCGTACCACGAAATTTGTGTAAAGTAAGCAAACGCGTTTGGTTTACCTGTCCGTGTTGCAGCTTCAATATTATAATTTTCAATCGCTTTTAAGCAGTTTTCTACAGCGTCCATTACCATCTCTTCGCGATATGTGTAGCGAATAAAGTTTGACTTGTGTGACAAGCCTTCAGCAATTCTTAGAAAACAGGATGCGATATAATCTGTGACAACAGGAAGAGGTTTACCAGTATCTTTGGCTTCTCTAACTGTCATGACATAAGCTACCACGGACTGGGAAAATTCTGCGTTGTTCACGTAATGTGGTTTTTGTCTGGCTGCGACTTTCACCAAGTCCTCCTAAGGTTATCTTTCTGTTATTAAATTCTAGATATATTATACAACAGATCGTAGGAAAAGTACAATACTTTTTTTTTATTTTTTTGCATTTTAGGGGTGTACACGAGCCTAAAACTATGGTATAATTAAAGAGTAGTGTTGAGGATAGGGATATACCGATATCAGTGTATGTTATCTGATCCAGGAAATTTAATAATATTCTCAAACTTTATTTGACTATCTGAATCTTCCCAATCAGTTTCTAGTTCCATTTTTAGATCTCTCATCTTAGAGAAGTATTCTTCCATGGCTTTTCTAGTTTCATCTATAGAAAGAAGTTTATTGTCTTGTGCATCTGAATTAAGATCTTCTACAGCTTTGCCGTATTCCTCAATAAGAGCACGTGTAGGAGTACATTCACCTACAATATGACCAGGGTTTAGGATTTGTACATGTTGTCCGTCACCTTGGTATAACATAAAAGGTCTAAAGGCGTAATACCTTTGTCCTGATGTTGGATTTTCTACGTTAATTAATTTAAGAGTATTTCTAACAAGAATACTTTCTTCATCATTTTCTCCAAAATCTAGTACTTCACAAACTATTTCTTCTGAATTAGAAAGCTTAAATTGCCGTAGACTAATTTCTGTTACTGATTGGTTGTTCATGATTTATTTATATTCCTATTTCAACTACTTTGTAGTCAAATCTTTCTTTGCTGTAGATTTTAACTCGCTCTTCGCCGTGCGAGAGGGTGTAATTCTTTTTTGATTTCCACTGGAAGTTGTCTGTAATGTCGAAAAGTGATGTATCTCGTCCGTCATCAGACTTCCGTAACCCACGTCCAATACTTTGGAGAACTTTAATTTGAGATTTAGACGGTGAAGCAAAAATAATATTATGGAGATTTCTGATATTAATGCCAGTACTAAAAGTACCAAGACTTGCCACGATAATTGCATCTTTTTGTTTCTCCGTTATTCTACGGATTGCTTCTCTATCTGAAGTATCAGTTTCTCCTGACACAAAAAATACTTTACGACCTTCATCTGCCTTACTATTTATTAACTCATATAAAGGCTTTCCATGCTTTTCTACATATTGAAATAACACAAGGGTATTACCGCTTTGATCACATGCAAGATTACGAATAAACTTATTTCTTTTTTCATATCCTACTATAAAATCTATTTCGTCTTGATATTTTCTACTAGATACGTCTTTTCTAATTTCGTCAGGATATGTAAGCTTGATACATGTAATGTTAAGTTTAGCAAGAGTGTCGTTATCTTGAAGATCTCTAGTAGTAGTTACATTAAAGACTCTTCCAAACAATCCTTCCAAAACAAGCTTATGAGTTTGAGTACCATCAAGAGTTCCTGTTGTACCAATTCTATATATTGTTTTTTCAGCTTTGTTCATGATACCAGTTAAAGATTTAGATTTGAATCCATGTACTTCATCTCCAAAAATTCCTACAAATTGATTATACCAGGTTTTTGGTAATTTGTAAACAGACTGCCACGTGCTTATAACAACTCTTTCCGATAAATTTGTTTTTGGTTTACCAGAATATATTTTATGAATTTCACTACTAGCATCAAATGAGTGATCACCTTCAGCGTACTCTACAAAATCACCTGCCATTTGTTCTACCAAAGAAGTAGTAGGTACAATAATTAATACTTTGCTGTCAGTATTTTCAAGTAAGTATCTCATTAATGTATAAATGATAAGAGACTTTCCTGATCCAGTAGGAGATAGCGCAATAACTCGTCTTACAGTAAGAGCTTTTTTTACAGCAGCGAATTGGTAATCTCTTATAGCAAAAGGAAGAAATAGAGAATCTATAAATTTATTAAGTTCATCTCCAGTAACTTTTTCTATATGTGTCAACTCAGGATCACAAGTTAATTTATAACCGCGTGATGAGCAAAAATTCATAACGTAAGTTAATAGACCAATTGGTAACTCACGTGTTTGCATGTTCATAAGACGAATTTTTCCATCCCATACTTTATTTCTATAAGCAGGCATGAACTTATAACCTGGAACATAAAAGCTAAAAAACTCTACGAGTTCTCGTGCTATTCCAGAATCTGACTCGATTAGCATCGAGCTTTCATTTTGTTTTATTAAATTAACATCAGACACCGGCTTCAAATTGTCTCCACTTGATCATATTGCCTATTGTTTGGTGTCTCCATTTAATGTTCTCTACAATTTCATGTAAGGTTTCAATAACAGTTTTCCAGTACTCTTCTAACTGTTCACTTTCCTGTATCTCAGGATCTGAATCATAATAGTAATCCATTTCACCTTTAAGAATTTTCAAACCATTAAAAGGATCTGGCTTCCAACCTTTTTCTTTCAAAGTTTCTTCATCCATCTTTCCATTATAATATAGCCATTTTTCTTTTAATAAGATTTTCTGCTTAGACCTAACTCTTTTAAGTCTAAGTTTTGACTGCGATAACATGTCTAAATATTTAGCATGAAGCTTAGGTGTTTCTTCAGAGGCTTTGTCTAGGTAAGTGCCGATTTGACAATCTGTACGCCATTCATCTAAAATCTTTTCAAGTTCTATCATTATATACTCACACTATTAAATTAAATCAAAATAACTAAATCTGAAGTTTGCTGGAAATACTATATATTGTACATCTCCGGCTGCAGCTTCAAACGCAACGTCTCCTAATGAAGTTGGTATTGCATCTCTATATACTATTTGTTTTGTTACATTATTATGACTACTCATAATTGAAACTGTTATATCTGCACTGGAAGGTCCAGCGCCATCAACGACCTGTGTTGGACTAGCATCTTCTTTTTCTACAAATGATTTAAGCCAACCAAACAATTCTGTATATGCTGTCATGTCTTCATCTAAAATAATCATCATACTTACTTCGCCAAATTCTAAAGAATCTGCTGTCATAGGTATACCTGCGCTTAGACGAGGTACCATTAATGATGGACCAACAGCATTCATTGCTGGATGCATTACACTTTGAGCAAAAAACTGTAAGTTAGGAAAATACTTCCTATTAATTGAAACTCTAAACCCGTTTGGTTGTAGATAATTCGTGTTGCTTGTTAGCGTCGAAGTATCAACACCTGTGGTAATTGTTCTAGTAGTTGCCATAATTCACACCTCTGTTTACTTTATTTATACACAAAAAAAGGGGCCCTCCGAAGAGGACCCCAGTGCGTTTTTGACGTTTCTTATCTATGCAAGAATGTTGTCAACTCTAAAGATACGGAAGTACTGGTTAGACTTCACTGTACCCAGACCGTTGTTAGCGATAGCACCCGGAGTAAATGGGTTACCTGCCATGCCGTAACGTGTCTTAAAGCCAATCTTTGGCTGGAATGTATCTTCACCAACCGCTCTCACCATTGTTAGCGGAACGTATGGACAGTAGAAGATACCTGCGTCATATGGGTTAGTACCCTTATAACCAACAGTAACGTAGTCAGCAGTTGCATATGGGTCAATGTAGACCTTTGTGCGACCGTTAAGAACACCGGCAAATGTATTACCTGTGTCATCTACCTGCAAGTTAACTGACAATGCAGGAGTGTAATCCAGCATGCCTGAAGCAGCTAGAGCAGAAGCTACGTCTGAAGATGTGATAAGGAAGTTACCACGGCCTCTACGTGTTTCTTTAGCAATCGTGTTTGCTTCTCTTTCGATCTGTACAATCAGACCTTTGAACTTCTCAACTGACCAACGGCCGTCTGCATCTGTTGACAAGTCAAAGATACCATTAACCGCAGTGTTGCCAGTAGCAGCACCAGTTTTTGCCTGAGAGTTAATGGTTCTGATAACCTCACGGTTAATTTCAGCCATGATCTCAGCAGACAAGATGTTTGCTAGTTCTGTTTCAGCATCCAAGCCATGAATAGCTTTAAGATCCTGAGCAAGTTCCAGTGAGTATTCAGCTTTCAAAGCACGTGACTTAGCTGTCACAGTTTGCTTTTCAATGGTGAAACCCATCTGAGCGAAAGAGTTGCTGGCAGAATCGCCAAGTGCTTCAGCAGAGTCTGTTGCCATACCCTGTGTAGCAAGTGCAGTTGCACGATCGTCATCAGCAGATGAGTCAGAATCAGTTGCAGAACCGAGACCGGATCCGTCTGATGGCTGAGCCGCACCGGTTTGTGTACCGGAGAAGCGAGTATCTGCTTCGTTAAACAATGCTTCTGTTGAGCCAGTTGTACCAGAACCATAGCGTGACTTCATTGCGAAGATCAAGCCAGTTGGACCTGACATTGGCTGAACACCAGCAACATCATAGGCCATAAGGTTAGGCATCGCACGTCTTACAAGTGAGATCAACACTGGATCCCATGTGCCGATAGAAGCAGTGTTTGCACCAGCAGGTGAAGCTTCATAAAGGCCGTGTTGTTGTGCGCGCTCTTCACGGAGAGCGATTTCTTGGTTTTCCAGAATTGCTGCTGTTACAGCTCTTCTGTGGTTATCTTTAATGGCACCAGCTGATTCTTCATTCAGTACTGGGGCCCACTTTTCGATCAAGTTATTATATGTATTCTGCATCTCGGACTCCCTTATATCGCAGATTTACGGATTGCTTCAAGATACTGGCCCATTGCGCTAGAAGTTTCAACAGTTTGATCTGCGTCATCTTCTTCAACAGTAGTTTCTGTAACAATCTTTTTATCACCAAAGTATGTTTCTTTGATAGTTGCAACCTTTGTAGTAAATGTTGCCTCATCTTCAAAGTCAATATCTTCAGCCAGTTTGTGTAGCTTCTCAACTTGAGTTTCTGCAAGACCACGGGCCGCTTCGCGGATAATAGTATTGCGCTTGTAAACTTCAAGCTCTTCAGCCAAAGTGATAGCGTCAGCAGTTGTTGAGTTAAGTCTTTCTTCTAACTCAGCAATGTTTTCTGCTTGTTCGTCAACTAGGTCAACCTTAGACTCAGGAACTTCAACATAAGACTCAGTGAATAGATCTTTCAAGCTATTCATAAAGTTCTCAGCAATTTCTGTTCTGAGGCCAGCTTGGATAGCAACTCTATTTTCTTCCATCCAATTCTCGACCACGTAGTTCAGGTAGCTGTCAACCTTCTCAACCATCTCACCTTTTTGGGTTTCGATTTCTTCATTGAGTTCAGTTGTGTACTGCTCTTCGAGACGATTAATCTCTTCAGACAGTTTTGTTTTTACAGCAGCTTCAAAAATTACAGCTGTTTTAGCCTTAAACTCATCAGAGAGAGTGGCTTCAGACTCGATCAGTGCATCTAGTTCACCATCAAAATTGACAGCAACATCATTCATCTCTGGTTCAACAGATTCTTTCTGTTCCTTGTCTCCCATATATGATGAGTACATCTTAGACATTTCCTGCTTAGACATACCACTCATTTTTGAGAACATTGCATTGATCATACCAGCTTTTGTTTTTGGCATTGGCTCAGCCGGCGAAGCTTTCCCACCGGGTTCCTTAGCGGACGTCCCAGCGTTTTCTGCTTTTTTGACTGCGTCTACTGCCTGCTTTTCAGCGTTTTTCGGATCGTGCGCTTCGTCCATGATTTCGTTCTCGTCATCATGGAGTTCTTCAACCTGATCTGTGATTTGATCTTCAGTCATACTTGACTCCTTTACAAATTATTTTTGAGCAACGAGAGGAAATTCTTGAACTCACGAGTTTGAACCTCATATAGATCCGAACGCGGAGCTTTTTTAATTTCAGTCTCCATTTTTTCAATTTCTCTTGCTTCAACAATGCCGTTATTCCAGACCCATTCCACACCTTCCATAATTCCATTAACGAAAGCGCCAGGAGCGGATGGATCTTGTACGATGTCAACCGTATTAAGAAGGTAGTCGTTTTTAACTACCATCGCGCCATTTTGTTGCATGAGACTACCCATACCACGAGTTGAGACACCTAGTCTTACTTCACCATCGAGCAAACCTTCAACGATTTTCCCCATAGGAGTAGGCAAGATAGTTGCCTTTCCGACCACACTATTGCCTTCAAAATGAAGGTCAGTAATGAGATGCGAAACTTTATCCAAGTTAACTGTCGGACCTTGCGGGTGATTTAACTCACCAACAGATCTTTTAGTTTTTACTTGGTCATTGACGTATTTATTAACAGCTTGTTCCATGACAGCCTTTGGATAAATACGACCATTGCGATTCTTTGTGTCTACTTCTGCGAATACGCCTTCAATGACATACTTTTTTGAGCCATCTTCTTTAGCTTCAACGATACATTCGATATCGTGGCTTTCTTGATATTCGCTAATCAGTTTCATTTTGTCATCGCCTTTATGAATTCCATACCAGCTCTCTTAGCTTGATTAAGATTAGAGAACTCATCAAATTTATCACGATCTACATACACAATAAATTTGTTTTTTTCTTTGTGAATCATTAACTCGACTTTTTTAATTTTTTTGTCGAATACATGTTCACCGGGAGGCATGCCTTTAGACATTTTCTCCCTTAATTCAAGAAACGTCTTCATCAGACTCTTCGTCTTCGATTACTTCTTCTTCATCACCAGTGATTTCAACTTCTTCATCAGACTCTTCATCTTCTTCAGACTCATCGTCATCATCGTTTTCATCTTCGTCGCTAGGTTCTTCATCTGCGTCCAAAGGTAAATCAAGTTGTTCTTCATCTTCGTCGTCTCCGTTAAATACAGTTCCGGCTACTTTAATTTTTTCTTGTTCTAAAGCATCAGCCACTTTGGCCATCATTAGCTCATTGAATGTTGCACCAGATTTTGTAAAATCTTGGTCTCTTACATCCTGAATAAAAGTTGCTATATCCATAATCTATCCTCTCTAATATGATATTATTTATATAATTTTAGTCTTTAAGAAACAATCTTTCTTCTATTTTCAAAATATTCTCTTTCAATTCAATTATTCTTTTCTGAGTTGATTTGTGAAGATTTAACCAATACGCATTTCCAGTTATAGCGTATTGATAATCAGCGTTGTCAACAATTTGAGTGAGAGATTTTATTTCATCTTCATAAGGCCTACGAACAGAAAAATTAAACTTCTTCTTCTTCCTCGTCGCTATCATCAGGTTGTTCTTGATCTTGCTCAGGCTCAGGTTCCTGCTCTTCACCAGCAGGATTTTCAGCTTCAATTTCTTTAACCATTTGAGCAATTTCGAATTCATCAAGATTAAGTACATTTTTATAAATCCATGTTTTACTAAAGAATCCTTCTGGACCTACATAATTGGCCAAGCCATCTAATGTAGTAATTTTTTCTCGCATAAGCTCCGCATCGCGCAACTCAGTGAAATGATTATCTCTTATAAATTCAACTTCAAGTTTATTTTTCCAAGAAGTCCAATCTTCTTCAGTAATAATTTCTTTAAGAATAAGTTGCTTTTTTAGTATATCATAGAATAAATGTGCAAACTTTTTACGGAGTCTTTCAATAAACTTATTGAATTTTAATTCTTCTCGGCTAATTTCAGTTGCACGCCCAAGAGAAAATGCTTGCTCTTGTTCTAACCTAGATGCTGGAACATTAAGAGATCTATATAATCTCTTTTGAAAGTAAATAACATCATCAATTTGTCCTAGGTTTTCGCCGCCTGGTAAAGTCTCAATTTGAGTACCTCTACCACCTTCACGCCTTGGCAACCAGAAATCTTCTAGCATTGACATGTGTTTACGATCGTCTTTTAATTGACCAGTGTTTGCATCATATACAAGTTTATTGCGATACCTTGCCATGATGTCTTTCATATATTGTTCTGACTTACCTCTTGGTAAGTTACCTACATCAATATAAAAAATGCGTCGTTCTGGTGCTCGAGCTAGTCTGTAAATAACTAACGAGTCTTCCATCATACGTAATTGATTAATAGGCTTTAATGCTTTATGAAGAAATGAAAGTACCTTTTTTCTATCATCACTCATTACACCTGAAGTGGTATAAGAAATTGCATCTGGAGAAATTTTTACGCCGTCTGTTTGTGCCTTAGGCTTTTCTTGAAAGATATAAAATTCTTCAACGTTTTGAATGATAGATGCACCAGTTTTTTCATCTTTCTTTTTCTTAACCTGTTTTACTTTACGAATTTTACATGCATCAATAGATCTTATTTCTTGAATGCCTTCCTTAGGATTAGTAGGATCTACTATAAGATGATAGTACAACCGGCCATCAATATACCAGCGCTTGAAAATGTCATGTCCATTTTCATTCATGTTTAGCATTGTAGTAATGCCATGAAATTCTTCTTTAATTTGTTTTTTGATGCTAGCTGAAACGTCTATTTCGTCAAGTATAATCTCAACAGGATTTCCAGTTTCAGAAGTAATTGATTCATTACAAATATCCTCAATAGCAGCATCAACTTCTGGGTGATTTGCAACACCTCTATATTTCATTATCAGGGATTGATTGTCAGTTGACTCATCCCCTTCCATATTAATAAATTGACCATAATGACTACCAGACGCAGTTACGTATCCAGCACCATCGTCTTCTTGAGGAGGGACAATAGAGTCTAGTTTTTTAGCAGGCTTAGCCCGTTTAATTTCAAACCCAAAAAGATTGAGTGGTTTGTCCTCAGCCATGATTTCTCCTTACATGATAAAAATCGGAAGAGGGCCGAAACCCTCTTCCACACACTTTAGCTAGTGGTATTTGATGTCCAGTACTGAATCTGGAACTCCACTGTAAATTCCTCAATCTGATCATTAGCATCGTATGCCAATTCGATTGCAGAAACATTTGTTGGAAATGCACCTTTGAATTGATACTCTTTGATTGGGTCACCAGCTTTATTTAGCTGTTCTACAATCATATCTGCTTCATACTCGGCAATGGCCACAAGACCAGTGTTTTCTGTATGAGCAGCCATACCATTCATCCATCGCTCCATTGCATCTCTAATTGCAAAATCAGTATCGTTAATGATAGTTACTGTCCAAGGTTCGAACGTTCTATCACCAGCCATCTGAAGTTGCCTACCGCGGAAAGGAACCACAATAGGCGCAATTGTTGATGCTGGAAGCTGTGCACCTTTACACATAAATGATGTAGCTTCTACATCACCGCCAGCGTAACCGGGGAAATTTAATGTCACCTTAAAAAGGTTAGGGCGAGCACCACCTCCGCGGATTTTTGACTTAAAGTCGTCAACTCCTAAAATTGCCATTTGTTCTCTCCCTCTACGCTACGTTACCAGCAATTTCTTCAAAGTCAACACCGGTTCTTACTGCAACAAAGTTCAGAGTAACAAAGTTAATTGAACGTGCAGGTTTGATAAGGATATTGGCAATGAACTCGTTACGATCAATTACGGCCGCAGTGTTGTTTGTGTCATCACAAATGACTCTAAAGTCTGTGATACCACGTCTACCTTTAATTTCTCTTAGGAAAGGTTCAACAATGCCTACAAATTCTGATCTCGTAAATTCATCGTTAAATTCAAACATAACGTTACGAGCAGCAATTGCAATAGCTCTTTCAATGACAAGGAACAATCTACGAACGTTAATTCTGTCAAAGGCAGAAGGTCTGTTCATTTTTGTCTTATCACCGAAAAGCAACAATCCTTGACCAGGAATATTTGCGATAGGGTTAACACTTTCTCTATACAAAGTATCTCTTTGAGATTTTGTAGGAGAACGGAATGCGTTAACAACCCCAAGGTATCTGCCTCTCCGAGGGCCCGCTGGTGAGAACCAAGGTGCTGCTACAAAATCTGTGGCAGCCATTAGGCCTGCAGTGGATGATGCCGATGGAATATCAATGTATTGATCATTGAATTTATCGTAAATTCTAAAATAGTTGTTATCTACAAATAGGTAGCTTGAGGTTGTGAAACCTTTAGCTGTAGTAACAATTTCAGTAATAAAGTCTTTGTTAGTAACAGCATTCTTATTAGGTGATGTTACTACAACACAATCTTTACGTGCTTCTGCAATTGAGACCAAATCGTTAACAACTGCAGTATGATCTGTTCTACCAGCAACGTCTGGAGCAATAAGCATATCTACTTGAATATTATCTTTATCCTCAAATTCGTCGAAGCCTCTTAAGATTCTATCAACTTTACCAGCTGTTGCTGATGCCGCACCATTTGCAAGGTTATATGTTTTAACCGCAGGAGCAGCAAGTGCAAAGCTCGTACCAGAATCGGCGTCATCGCCTGCGTTAGCAGTATCGAATGCCGAATCAAATGTTGACAAAAATACATAACCTGATCTTTGGTTCAATACATCTTTAATGTATATGCTAGAACCATCAGGTGATTTTGCATTTTGTGCAAGTGATACGAAAGGAAATGTTTCTAGTACATTTCCGACTGTGCCAGTAAATTTGCCGAGTCTATCAATAATTGCTACATGAACCTCATCGTGAGTTGAGTTTCTCTTAGTAGCAAATTCTGATGTTGCAGGAGCAGCATCGAAGTTAGCTTTAAGAGTCCAGTTATCAAACGCAGAGTCATTTGATTGTCTTGGACAAATTTGGATTTGAATTCCGTTACCTAGATCGCCAGGATATTTTGCGATAAAATCAAAACCATCTGATTCTAATTTACCTACTTGGCCATCAAAGTTTTCTATTGATTTAATTACAGGCGAGGCTGGACCACCAACACCACCGGTGAATGCATTAACACCGTTTGAGTCAATGATTCGCACAACTTGAAGTGAGTTACCATACTTTAAGAAGTATGCTGCACTGTGAAAGTCGACTGAATTATATGTTTCGGGTGCGCCAAATTCGCTTACAAGAGTTGCCTCATTGTCAATCTTGCGCGGAGTATGGACAGGACCCCAGCTAAAGTTCCCAACAATCGCACCAGTAGAACTAGATACTGAAGGAACTACACCCGACAGGTCAACTTCTCTGACTACAATTGAGGGAGATTCTGAAAAAGCCATTTGTTTCTTCCTCTCATTTGTTTTATAAGTCTACATAATACGATTTAGATTTCACTTAATTCTATTTATAAAATTAGAAATCTTGGTGGCTTTCATCAATAGACCACGTCTCGCCTCTAATTTCTTGTTCTGTTAGTTCTCTTACTTCGCCATTATCAATAAAACCAAAAGGCACAATGTCTTCTTCAATTTCTTTCATTCTTTGTTTATAAATCATTTCTTTTAGATTAATATCAGTCATATCCATAAAGTATGCAGTTGTTGCAAAATAAGCAAACAAAACTATATTCATCATTAAATCATCATGGTTACCATCTTCAGCTTCAAACGATATACCTTTTGCTACAAATGTAGAAATTTCTTTAATTGTTTCTTCGTCTACGATACTTAGTTTATTGTTTTCAAGTAAATCTTTTGCAGCAGAACATCCTAGTCTTTTAACCTTACGGCCCATTTCAATACCAAACGCATTTGATTTAACACTAGATTCCGTATGCATATTTTCATATTCTAAATCGTGATACAAACCTGTACAAACAACCATTCCTTGATCGTTATTTTCAATTACTACATAGGCGTTGTTGTAGGCGACTGCCCATTTATAAATAATATTGGGGAAGAGTAATGGAGAGATAGTGTTATTGCGATATACAGCAACCTGTGCAAACGGGCGAACGCTAATATCGATCAAATTGAATGTAGAGTAGTCCTGACCTCTTCCCTTCGCAACATCTACAACCATAACATAATCGTGTTTTTCAATACACTTTTTGTATATTGTTACGTCGCCGTTTTCTTCTATACATAAAGGTCGACTAGCTCTTAGTGATAATAAAGTTTCAGAATTAATAAGAGTATTACCAGTACCAAAAAACGTATTCCCAAATTCTTGATCGAACTGTACTTGACTGGTATTTGCAATTGTTTGCTCTTTCCAAGTCTGATCACGTCCAGGAACATCCCACCAATCTACTCGAAACGAAGAAAACTCATTGGTCTCCTGTTGAGAACCTTCCCAAATCTTATGAAATTGATTTCCAAGACCATTTGCAGTAGAAGTAATAATCACCTTTGTGTTTTTACCTGATGAAATAACAGGATAAGTTGAAGTATAAAATTCAGAAGCGCGCTCAACAAATGCAAACTCATCAAGATAAAGAAGATTAACTGAAAGACCACGAATAGAGCTACCAGTTGTTGCGCTAGCAATAATTCTAGAGTTATTAGAAAAATCTACATTTTGTTTGTTTAGTGCTTTACACCCAGGCTGTAAGAAAAACGGAATATTTTCTAGCATTAAAGTTATACGCGATAGCATTTCTTTTGCTGTCGCACCTTTATTAGCTAATATAGCAATAGTTTGTTCAGGATTAAATAGTGCATACCAAAGCAAATAAGCACACACTGAAATAGATTTGCCTGATTGTCTACATGCAAGAACAATATTAAATCTATGGTTATCAAAATGTGAAAACATTTTTTCTTGATACGCGTATGGGACAAAGTCAACCAAGCCTTCATCAAGAGAAATAACTTTTACATATGTTGAAACAAAATATATGGGATCTTTACTACACTTAACGTATTCTGCAACTTCTTCTTTAGCAAAATTGTGCTCAACGCCATCCCTTTTAACGTTGGGATTACCTAGGTAGTTTTCCGGACTTAGCGCCTGCGTCATGTTCTATCACTTCACCTTTATCTGCATTTTTTAACATTTTCTGTAACTCTGAAGTAGATCCTATAAAGAAATTGTTTTGTTGGTTTTCAACCTTTTTCTTTTCAGACTGAGTAAGTTCTTTCATTTTTTTGTTTAGGTCCATCAACTTATCATTAGTATCTGAAACCTGTTTAAGCATTCCTGCAAGAACTTCAATTGCTCTAGGATGTTCAGTTTCTTCAGCAATTCTTTGAGCTAATTGTAAGCTTTCTTTTCCTTGTTCAATAAGCTCGTAATATGTATTTCTTGAATAATCATAATCGCCTTTTACATCGTCATTTGAATCTGTCATTAAATCACCCCGGCATCACTATCTGCCGCTAATATAAATGTTTCTGTAAATCCAAAATCGCTATCAGGAGAAACGCTTAGCGGGTTTGGAACTAAATTAATTCTTTCTAGCGGAACATCAGAATCACCTGTTAATCCGCTATTCATAATAAGTGTGTTAGCATTAACCTCACGAATGATAGAGCTTTCATCAATCTTACCATGAAAGTAAATGTGCATATCAAAGGTTAATGTATATTGTATTGTACGTCTTGTTCCTTGCTCACCTTCATAGTCGTCATTAAAGTTTACACCAGTTAATATAATAGGAACGTCTTCTGTTATACTATCAAATTCATTAAATGGTTTAATTGTGAGAGTATATTGAGGAGCAAAATAAGGAATAATCTGTTCTACAATTTGCAATGCATCGTCTTGATTTTTTGCGTATATTGTTAAAGCAAAATTCATAATATACGGCACACCGCTTCTAAATTTATTTCTTACACTATTAGTACTGCCTGATCTATTTTGATCATTAAGCTTTGGTAGTTGTCTCATCACGTCATAAGAAATTCCTTCTATTTCAAAAGAAAGTCTTGGTAGTTTAATAGCAACTTTATCGTTACTAGCTAAATCTGCAACTTGTCTTATTCTTTCAAGAAACTTCGCGCGCGGTCCGTACGAAAGCGGAACTTTCATTTGTGTTGCGCCTTGAGTTGAACTACTTTTTCTGAGTATATAAATGTCGTTAAACATTTTACCAAATGTAGAAACTGCTTTTTTTATTCTTTCGTGATAAAAATAATTTCCAAACATTATAAACCCTTATAGATTTCTTGTAATTTATCTTCGAACTGTTCAACCTTAGCTAATCTATTTGGCCAAAGAATATAATCTTTTTCTGGATTCGCTTTAAGATTATTTAACAATGGTGTAATAGCGTTATATAATCTATCAAGTTTGTCTTGAGAAGTTCTAGCTTCAACTGCAGTATCACCTACAGCCTTTTGTGCATCTTGTACCGCAGTCAGCTCATCTTCATTAACTGCAGTAAAACCGAAATCAAACATATCATCATTCATTATTCAGGATCTCCAAACGGGTTATTTTCAGAAAAATCAATAATGTTTGAAGTAAAGTCATCAAAATCTAAATTATCTTCTGTATCTGATTGATTCATTAATTCAGAAACTGATTTTACACTTGATACCGCAAATGATGTTCCACCAGTTACGTCAATATCTTTAACAAACGTATGGAACTTACCGTCATTAGCTCCAACGTGTGTAACATAGAGCGCAGCGTCAGAATCAACTTGTTTGACAAGTTCTCCAGTAACTTTAACACCAGAAGCTAATGTTTGTTCAACAGTTTCTCCTCTTTCAAATTCTACTGATGCCGGAGCTTCTATAGAAATAGTAGGGGCAGTTGTATAGCCAGTTCCTCCTGAAGATAATGTTAAAGTTGTAACTTTACCGCCAGAAACCTGAGCTGTGCCTGTAGCAGTAGTTCCACTATCTGGAGATGAGAACGTAATATCTGGGAATGTTTCTTTATAACCATCACCGCCGTCTATTAATGAAATCGAGCTGACTACTCCATTTGAATCAATTAAAGATGAAGCAGTTGCAGTTTCAGGTTTTGTGTAAAAAATTACATATTGATATGTGTTATCAACTTCAATATTATCGATATCAATAACACCTGTGTCAAGATCTTCGCCGCTATATTCGAATAAAGCTGCTCTACATTTGAATGTAGGTATGTTTGATATTTGATAAAAAGGTTGTTCATCTTCAACGTGATTAATTTCAAACATTGAATTAGAAAGAGGAAGATAAATCAAATCACCTTCTCTTGGTCTTTCACCAGTAATGTCATTATCATATTGTGCTGCAGTGTGAATAAATCTTTTACGCGAAATAATGAACGTAGCTTCATCTCTAATTTCAACACCAAACTTAGTGAACAAATCTCCTTCACCTTCAAAACCTTCAGTGTTTTCAATGTACATTTCTACTTTATACGCAGTGCCATACCTTGAAGCAGGATCTTCATTAAGAATCGTATCTTCATTGACAATTTCTCTTGGAATGTAATAAACATCCTGTCCATACATTTTAAGAGATTCAATTACGATATCTTCGTAAAGCCTCTGCTCAGAAGTTACCTTCTGACTAAAGTAGCGATTAGTAGCCATTCAATCATCCTATAAAGAAATCTGCTGGAAGCTCTTGCTCTAGCCTAATTCTTTCCATAAGTTTTTCTATTTCAGCTGTAGCATCTTCATAAAGCTGACGTCCATTTAACATAACACCACCGGGCAGCTGCATTCCTTCAAACTTAATAAGGTTAGCGCCCCACTGTTGTTTAATAAGTTGTGTAGTATATTCCTTTAGCCACATGTCGTTATATACACCTGTATGTGTATTAGGATCAACGATTTGATACACTTCTGCAATAACGTATTCACCTGCTTTAATATCCTTATCTTCAAAATCTCCATGAATAAGCAATCTATTTTGAAGTCTTGAAAATGTTACCTGAGGTGTTCCGTTTAGCTTCATATCCAGCAAAGATAAATACTGTTGCATCTGCTCATAATAACCTAAGTCACCAGCAAAATTTTGCAAATCTGCTATATCATTAAGCATCATTTGATACTTTAAGCCAAACATATTAGTTGACGAATTTAATGAAGAAGAAATAGGGAAAAGTTTAGATACATATATAATATTGTCTGAAATAGGAATATATTTGTTAGTGACATCTGTTGCAGTTATTTGGTGCTTCAAATAAGTTTTAAGTGTTGCGTCTGAATGAAACTCCTGATAAACTTGTAGGGCTTCATCAACGCGGTCTTCAAGTTGATCTGGATCAACATTAACCTCGATGACAGGATCGCCAAGCTTCCTCAGGCAATAGTCTATCAAACCTTGTCGTGTTGATGGGTTTGCCATGATTTTTTCCTGTACAAAATACGTTATCTATGGTACTATTTATAATGAAAACAATATTCACCAACGGCTGCTTTGACATCTTACACGCTGGCCACGTAAATTATCTTCAACAATCTAGAGCTTTAGGCGATAGGTTAATTGTCGGGCTAAATTCTGATAAAAGCCTGTACAATCTAAAGAATAGATGTTATAATATAGATATAGATCGAAAACAAGTATTAGAAGCTTTATCTTGTGTAGACGAAGTTATTATTTTCGATGAAGAAACTCCTTGGAATTTAATTAAGGAAGTAAAGCCCGATATCATTACTAAAGGTGGTGATTATAACCTAGATCAGGTAGTCGGCAAAGAATTAGCAGAAGTACGTATTATTCCAGCCTTACGCGGTAGATCTACTTCTCGACTTATACAAAGGATTAAAGATGGCAACTCAGTTATCTGGCCAAGTGAATAAAGGGTGGGGAAGTGAACTCATTTTTGCCACTAATGATATGTACTGCGGTAAACTATTAAGGTTTAACCAGCAAAAAAGCTTTTCAATGCATTTACATAAAGAGAAGCATGAAACTTGGCATATACTTGAAGGGCAATTTAGGCTAGAAACAATCAATACTATTGATGCTTCTAGAAACATTGAGATTTTAGAAACCGGAGATACAAAAGTTATTCCGCCTATGTTACCACATAAACTAACATGCATTTCTAACGTTGGTATTATTATTGAAGTCTCGACACCAGATTCAGTCGAGGATAACTATAGAGTTGAACCTGGAGATAGTCAAATTGAGAAGTAAAAGAATATGGGGTATGGCAGGTCATGGTCATGATGCTAGCATTACTGTTTGGTATGACACAGACGTAATGGTTGAGCACTATACTTCTGAGCCTTATCATAAATATGAAGATGTAGAGTCGTTAAAGAAAAAGTTTGGTGCACCTGATTTAGTTGTATGGTACGAAAATCCTTATCTAAAATCTATTAGACAATGGTGGGCTGGCCAAAAAAATCCTTTTCAAAGAAATAATGTTAGAAAAATTTTAGACGATTTAGGACTTGATCGTACTCGCTGGACATGGGTTGGCCACCACGAAGCTCACGCATCTTGGGCACTTAAATCACCCTTTAGTCCTTTTGATAAAGCCTTGGTTTTTGTAATTGATTCTATTGGCGAATGGGATTGTACTTCAGTATGGAAGTATGACGGTGATCTTACAAAAAAAGCTTCAATTAGATATCCAGATAGCATAGGTTTATTTTATAGCTCAATGGTTAAAGAAGCGAAGCTTGTGCCACAAAAAGATGAAGCTCATTTTGAATCACTAGCAGTAACACCAAGCCCGGCAATTAAAAATAAAATTAAAAGTGATCTTGTCCTTAGTGCTGGTTGGCAACCAAGATTCAGTAGAAATATGCATAGAGGATTAGGTGGGATATATGAAAATTTTAGAGCAGAAGACTTAGCATCTGCAACTCAAGAAATATTTGAAGAACTTGTAGTTAATATGATTGAGCATTGGGTCAAAAAAACTGGTATTAAAAATATCATTTTAACAGGAGGATGCGCATATAATAAAAAAATTAGAAGTAAAATACCGTATACGCTATGGGTTCCACCACGGCCACATGATGGAGGCTCAGCTTATAGTTGTGTGCTAGCTCATAACCGGACAGCACTTATAGATTCATTGAATACGTAGGTTTAGTTTTTTGCCAAGCTTCTGTAATAGGCCAAAGACAATCATCAATATATTGTTCAACCACTTCTTTTTCAATACCTAATGATTCCATTACGCGTGGGGTATGTGGATTTTGTCTTTGATTATAAACGTACCATGATTGGTTTGCTGAGAAATCTTTAGAAGTTTTTTTTCCAATATGAGACAAGTGCATTTTTAGATTTTTAATTGCTAAGCTTAATATTTGATCAACTTCAGCGTCTGTATTTACATTACCTGCAGCAATCATATGTGGACTAAAAATATTTTTTGCCCAGTCTGGAAGTTCTCTTTTCTTTGATGGAATAAACTCCTTTACATTCTCTCCAAACTGTGTTATAATAGTACTATTATGGTCCATAGGAGAAAAGTCATGAAAAGCTCCAGTAACTTTCTTAGGACCTGATATAATATCGAACCCGTAAATAGGAGAAGGATCATTAAAATGCGGATAAACTACTAAGTGTAACATCCATAGTTTTCGTGTTTCTGTAACATCAATAATGTCTAAGTCAGCTCTTCTAAACTTTTCACATGGACCATACGATAAAGCAGGCCAAGGGAATTTATGAGTATGCTTTAGATCAGTAGTATCTTCTAATATTTCTTGAAGATCATTGCTAGCTGATATTAACTTCTGAAACATCATAGTATTCTTCTAGCTCCTTAAATAAATTGATTGCAAATTGAAAACAAGTTTTAGCTTCATCAGCCATATCATCAGACAAATCTTCTCTAATGCTAGTAATTAATTCTTTTTTATTTTCGAAATTATACATAGTTGACCAAGAATTAGGATCAGGGTTTTTTCCCATCCAGTCTATATTTTGTGGAGAAGGAATAGCTTTTGCAATCATTTGACCACCATACATATCCCCAAAATGTCTAACATATATGTGTGCCAATACTTGCTTTCTTTTCATTTTACTACAATACTTAATGTACTTATTAACAGAAGGAAAAATCTTAGGTGAGAAATCATAAAAGCTTCGATCATGCGCAATATTCATTGCGCGCTGCAGACCAGGAAGTTCTTCCAAAATACCAAAATGATCAGCCCTGTCTTCTAAAGCAAGATAACAAGCAACTTGATTATTTAGGTATAGAGCATATTGCTCTGCTGTCATTTTATGAGACACCAGAAGCTTTGCCCACGGCATGTTCTCCGCTTCAAGGTGAATATCTTTTGTCAATTCTTTAAGGGACATATATAACTCCATGATCCATGTTATTGGCGACATTATAATAGATGAGTACCTATTAGGTTCATCTACCAGATTATCACCTGAAGCACCTATACCAGTTGTAGATCTAAAACGAAAGCGCTACTCTTTAGGTGGTGCTGGTAATGTATTTATGAACGTAAAATCTGCCACAGAAGACGTAAGTCTATATGGCTATATTGATGACGCTCATAGTTATATATTAAAGAAAATAAAGCCAAAAGGTAAAATTAGCGAATGTGATTTAATGCCGCTTAAAACAAGAATTGTAGCAAATGATCATATGTTAGTTAGAGTTGACACTGAAGAATATATTGAAGAAACAATTATCGAAGATTCTTTTTCAATTAAAAACGAATATGATATTGTAGTTTTATCAGATTATAATAAAGGGACTGTAAAAAACCCGCAGTCAATAATCACTAAAAGTAAAAGGTGTATTGTAGATCCAAAGGTATCATTAGATTATTATAAAAATGCGTATGTGTTAAAACCAAACAAAAAAGAATTTGAAGACTATATTGGTGAAAGTAACCTATCGCCTAAACATCTGCTGGTGCACGCGCGGCGCGTGCGGGATGAGCTTAATGTAGATAATTTTATTGTTACTCTTGGATCAGAAGGTGTACTTTTAGTAGGAGATCAAATAGAACACTATCCTGCAACATCAACAGAAGTTTCAGATGTCACTGGAGCAGGGGATACATTTACTGCAACATTAGCTATATGTTTATGGATGAACTTACCAGTGTATCTGGCAGTACGAATAAGTAATACTATGGCTGGAGAAGCTGTGAAAAGACATGGTACGTATTTGATTGATTATAACAAATTAGCAGAAGAGATAGAAAATGAAAAAATTATTAGTAACAGGTGATAAAGGTTTTATTGGAAAGCGTGTTGCCGAACAATTTTACGGCGCTGGTTGGAACGTTGATGGATGCGATTATAATGAGGCAGTACCAAATGTTTCAGGGTACGATTTAGTAATTCATTTAGGAGCTATATCATCTACTAATAACAGAGATGCTGAAGCAATATACAAACAAAATTATCAGTATAGTATAGATCTTATGAATAGTTGCCTTATAGACAATGTACATTTTCAGTATGCTTCATCTGCAAGCGTCTATGGTACAAACACAAACTTTGAAGAAGATTCTCCAAAAAATCCTCAAAGTGGCTATGCATGGTCAAAGTTTTATTTAGATCAGTACGCTGAAAAGGTTATGAGCTTTCCAACTTCTAGTACTATACAAGGATTTAGATATTTTAATGTGTATGGTGCTGGAGAAGAACATAAATTACAACCTTCGCCTATTACGTTTTTTACTAATCAGGCAAAAGAAACAGGGATAATTAAAGTATTTGAAGATAGCGCAAATTTTAAGAGAGATTTTATAAACGTATTTGATATTTGTAGTTTACACTTAGCGTTAGCAGAAAAGCCTGAGTCTGGAATTTTTAATGTTGGAACAGGATCTACTGTAAGCTTTCAAGAAGTTGCAATACAAATTGCTGAAAAATATGGTGCTGAAGTTGTAGAAGTTCCTATGCCAAATGATATTAAAGATCAATACCAAAAATATACGTGCGCAGATTTAACTAAATTAAATAAAATAATTCCACATAAAGATTGGTGTGAGTGGACAGTAGCGGAATATATTGACAATGCCTTATAATATGTGGGGTGAAACCCCTGTAGACCAAGAACAAGCCACCAACGAAGACTTTAATTTAACTGACAAAGAACGCTTGGCAAAATACACTAAACCAATAGTTTGTTTTGATAGAGAAGGCGTATTGTTTGAATACAAAGAAGCTATAACTTCACGAGAAGAAGCCATTCCTATTAAAAGCTCGTTTGAAGCAATCGGTCTTATCCGAAGAAAAGGATATAAAATTGCTATGATTCATGATCAACCTGGAGTTTCTAAAAATTTAGTTACACACGAGCAAGTTGAAGATATAAATGCATACGTAATTGAACTGCTTGGCGAATCAAATTGCCCTAGCATTGATTGTATTTTATACAATGAAAGTAATGAAAAGTTTGATTATTATGGTAAACCAAATAATGGTATGTTTTTAAGAATGCGTGACGAATTTGGTGTGCCATTCAAAGATGGATATTATATTGGACACGAATATCTTGATATTAAAATGGCAAAGAAATCTCAGCTGAAACCTGTGGCATTCCGTTTTTCTCCAGAAGATTTGAAAAAGTTGAACAGCTTTGCAATGAAAGACATAAAACGAAAAACAAAATTGGTCGATGATCTAATGGATTTTGCACATTCATTACCTTAAAAAAAGGGGGGACTTTGTCCCCCCTTGCTGCATGATGAGGTGCAACTCATTATACAAAATCAGGTCCGCGGACCCAACCTACAAGAGCTCTTCTTGTTCCTTTAGTAACAGGAGAAACTCTATGTAGAAGATATGAAGGAAATAACATTATATCCCATTTATTCATAGGAATAGAAACTGGTTCTGGTCCTGTGAATAATTCAAAATCTCCTCCTTCAAAATCATCATTTAGTAAAATAGAAAAGGATAACTTTCTACCTTGTCCTTCACCATCTTTTAGCATATTATCAATATGCCAAGTGTAATGTCCATTTTCTGGGTATTCACTATATTGTAAGCTTTCAATATAATTCAAAGCAAAAGAATATTTTCCATTATTACTCATTTCAATTTTATGAGCTATATCATAATAAATGTGTCGAGTATCTTCAGTTGCTTCAATCCATAATATATCAGATTTTCTTATGGAGCTATCGTTTCCATCTTTTTCAGGATTATTAATTTCAGCAGGCTGTGTATCATTAGCTTCAATATAGTTAACTAACTGGTTTATCCCATCTTTTGAAAAGCAATTAGGAATAATGGTTTCCCAAGAAGTTGGATTAGGATCTCTAAGAGCTAGCATTAATTAGGCACCTTTACCATTTTACCAATTTCTGGAAAATAACAATATTCAATATCAGAATTTTCAAGAGTCCTAATAGCATCATTTATAGTTTCAACTAAAGGCTCACCACCAAGATTAAATGAAGTGTTGAATACAATAGGCATACCTGTTTTACGCTTAAATTCTTTAATTAGCGCGTGATAAGATGGATTTTCTTTTTCACTTACTGTTTGAATTCTACACGATCCATCGGTATGAATAATGCTTGGAATTTTTGCTTCAACACCTTCTTTACAATTTACGGCGTACATCATATGCGGAGTTTTTTCCATGCCTCTTAAATCAAACCAATCATGTACATCTTCTTCAAGAATTGTTCCTGCAAACGGCCTGAAATACTCACGATTTTTTACTAGATTAACGTAGTCTTTGCCATCTTCAAATGAAGGATCAAACAAAATAGATCTATTACCTAAAGCTCTAGGTCCATTTTCAGATTTCCCTTGAAAGATTGTCACAATATTCTTTTGTGTTAACAAATCTACTACACCTTGATTATCACAATCATAAATTGTATCACCTTCTGAAAGAAGACTTTTTATATCGTTTTCATCATAATCATATTCAGGTCCTAAGTATAACGTACTTCCATAATCTCTAATTTCTTCATCATTAGAAATTAAGTAGTGATGATAAAGTGCTGCACCAATCGCAGTACCTGCATCATTAGAAACTGGCTCTACATATAATTCAATTTCTTCGTCTTTAAGTTGTTCAAGGAACCAATAGTTAGCAACACAATTCAAAGCATATCCGCCTGAAAGAACAACATTTCTCTTACCTGTCATTTCAACAGCTTTTCTAATAAGCTTCAAAAGTTCTTCTTGTGTTTCTATTTGACATTTGTAAGCAACATCTCTAGCAATATTTGTTTTAGTCATATCGCCTTGGCAGCTTTTCATTTCTTCTTCTGTAGGCTGGAATTGACTATAGAACATAGCATTCAAAAACGCTGCATTAGGCGTATTTGGTGTAAAAATATTTCTATTAAATGAGCCTGGGATAGGAGAATCTGGATCAAAGAACGGAGGTAGATTTTTATTTGGTAAACCATAAGGAAATAAACCCATTGTTTTACCAGCTTCAATTGGTTGCCAACCAAGATATTGCGTAATAGCTTCGTAAACTTTAGTAATTCCGCCTCTATCATCAACAGCTAGTTCAATTTCATTTCCAGGTTCACCAATAAACTCTGCATCTCTTTTTCCAATTTGAGGAAAAATTGGATTTCTACAACCAACATGTTTATACTTTGTTTGGAAAACTGCAGGATAAGCACATTCTAAAATAGATTCATATTCCCATACAGTTTCTTCGCCTGCAATTGGATCTTTATAGCTTAGCATAGATCCAGCCCCATCTGCAATAACAGCAACAGCGTCTTCAAATGGAGATCTATAAAACGCTGCAGCAGCATGCATTTTGTGGTGATTATCGCAAACTTCAATTACTTGAGGATGTTCACCACCGTATTCATCTCTAGCATCAATTAAATGCATTTTACGAGCAAGACCAGTATATACATCATCTCCACTAAAATCTACTTTAGCTCCCATATACAAAGGTTGAGTATGAGAAATGATTAGATAATCAATTTTATCGGTATATTCTTTAATTTTCATCATAGCAGCATAAGGGCCACCATCATATTTTTTACGAGAAAGTCTTTCTTCTTCAATAGCAAAAACAACTTCACCGTTTTTCAATAGACACACTGCAGCGTTATGACCTCTTGAAATACCAGCAATCCAAAAATCTTTCATTATGTTCTCCCAGCAGCTGCTGCTACTTTAGCATCTACTTCTTTACAAATTTCTCTAACTGCACCATCATCTAGATACATAAGTTTGTCGTGTGCACGCGCATATTCATCTTCCATAGTAATACGGATAGGGTCATATCTACGCTTTCCTTCGCCTAAATCAAGAACCTGAAAGGTTTTTGAATCTGGATAAGAAATATTCTCAGGATATGTTGAACCTACAACTACAACAGAAGGAACATCTAATGCATAAGCCATGTGCTGTCCTACACTATCACAACCAATAAAACAATCTGCCGCATTAATAATTCCGGCCCAATGTCTTAAAGGAGCACCTTCAGGTTGAGCGACTGGTTGATTACATCCTAGCTTTTGATAATCTGTAGGAAACTCAGACATTAGAATAATAGCGTATTTTTCTTGAAGTTTTTTAATAACTTTTACAACATCATCCGGTCTAAATGATCTTCCTCCAGGATCAGCAATCGTATCACCAAAAGGTTGTGTAGATCTACCGAAAGGTTGAAAAACAACTAATCTTTGTTTAGAAGTTTTTTCTTTTACTTCACGAACAACCGCAGCTCCTTCTAAACCTTCAGGTGTATTAAGCACAAGAGTAGGTTTATTCATAGGCCTCACGCCTTTAGAGCTCATCTCAATATCAAAAGCTTGAGTGATATTTGCTTTTTGGTTATAATACTCCCAAACACGATATGGCTCAAGACTTACACAATCTCTAGATTTGATCTTTTCTTCAAAAAGACCTTTATGCCAATTATCAAATACTCGTTTATGGAGAGTTGGGTGGCCATGGAACATGTCAGTTCCGCCTTCACAGATAATGATAAAATCATCATCTGGATTTTCTTTTTCATACATTTCGAAAGCTGGAATAGAGCTAATAACTCTACCGGCGCCTCCGTTGACGAAGAACGCCTTTGATCTATTTTTCACTTTTTGCACCTCACGTGAACATTTATTTAGTAATATTATACAACATTTTTTAACCGCTGTACAGGATTATGTATAACGGTTAAAAATATATTTTTTAGACTACGAGTCTTCCATTAGAATCGTATGTTCCTCCAGATACTCCACCAGGATCGCCTCCTGCAACATCTGGCTCTTCAGATCCATCATCAACAGCAGTAGGATCTTCTTGCCCTGGGAACATTGCTGTTACTACATTGTGCGGCATTAAGCCTGCAGCTTTGTATTTTGCAATTTTATTTACATTATCGCTATCCCAGTCTTCCCAAGCCTGTTTAACATCTGCAGATAAAGCATTCCATGTTTCAGTATCTGCTTTTGTGTCAAGATAAAGATCGTGGCATGATGCTAAACTACCTTCAACAGCTGACCAAGATATAAAAGGAGGGAAATATGGCAGAGGTCTTTTTAGTTTATTAGTGTCAACATCCCACTTAACCTTTTTTCTATCATATGTATGATCAGGCGCCGGCGGATGAATTCTTTTGTAAACTAATCCATCTGGCAGTGTGATTGACTTATGAGGAAAAACGTTAGAATCTCCTAAATCAGAATCAGGATTCGGGTCATACATTGATGCAATTAATGCGCCTTCTGCAGTATTTGTATCAATTAAAAAGTGCCACTCGTCCTCGGTTAAAGTATCTTCAAAGTTATCTGGATCGTCGAGCGCTGTTACGTTTTGGACAATATATGAAGCATTACATTCTACATCATAGAATCTAGGACCTTTCCAAGTCCATGATGCGGATGAATCATTGTCATCTGTTAAATGAGTATAGTCATCTGCTACTTTATAAGTAAATTGTTTAGTTGTTTTTTCCATTAGTCGTCTGCCCAATCCCCGTCCCAAGTAATTCTAATAGCACCGTAAGATCCTTTTTCACCACAACAACATGGGGCGGCGTATGTTGCAGCTGATAGTCCACCTTCTCCAGGAAGTCTAGAATACCAAGATGATCCAATTGTTGAGTGTGCCATTCTTCCTGATGCACCATCATGAATATCCATGAAACATTGACAATAGTACATAAGACCTTTATGGTGTACACCACCTTTAGCGGCTCGGTTAAACATATGCCAACCGCCTGGGAAAGCAAGTCCTGTTTTAATACCACAGGCGTGTGCTTCTTGCCAGGATCCACAACAACCTACCTGGGCCCATGAATGAGAACCACAAGATCCTGTTTCAGTGCCGTAATATTTAGCAACTCTATATGGATCAGAGTCAGATTCACCAACTCTACGTCCAAGCAAATCGCACATGTACATATATTCGTTATGTCTATAGTTTACAAAGAAATAACAACACGTTACGCCAGGATTACCACCTTCTGCACAAAAATTAGTAAGGCCATCACCCATAATATATGTTTTACCACCTCTAAATCCGCATTGATGGTTTGCTGTACAAAAGTAACAACACTGCTTGTCAATAGGATTACATGCAATATAACATTGACCTGGAGTTACTTTAATAGTTTTATATGCGTAAGCACCGGAGCCACCTGGAATGCCTTGTTGACAACATGCAGCTCCTGCTCCATTACCACCAGCGCCCCAAATTTCAAAGGTCGCTAGGCGTGCTCCTTGTGGAACTTTCCAATGGAATCTATCTACGCCTCTTTCGTTAGTGACTTGATCAGCACCGTGACTCCACCCTTCAGGACCGGGTTTCCAGAATACGGTCTGACCGTGAAATCTACCAATTGCCATATCTGTGGCCGGTAGAAGGGTTCTGAGTTTTTTAGCCATTCTTTACACCTTTACAATACTAAAGCTATTTATACTTTATTTATACTTTACTACAACTAATCCTTGCCCAGACCAGCCACCACAACATATACCATTGGCTCCGCAATGTTTACCTGTAGCACCTCCAAAGCCAGCGGTTCTAATATTCGAATAACATAACTGGTTATTTGAGCCATTATGACATAAGTACCATTGACTCCATTGGTAACCGCCTCTTGCCATAGAACTATTTATAGAAGTATGATTAAACATCGCCACTCCAGTCCTAGGACATGAGACTGACGAATAATATTTATTTGAACATGACCAGTCTGCGCATCCATTCCAACATTCAGAAGCAACATGTCCAGCCATTTGAGATGGATCACCACTAGGTTGATGCATAACATCTCTCATTGCATTTTGGAAGGTTCTTACACATGTACCCCATGCTGCGCATCTTTCACCGTGATGCGTGCTGCACCGAAATTGAGTATCATGGTATCCTTGGTTAATAAGACATCTTCCCTTTGGAACACAGTTTTTGTTGTTTCTTATAAATCCTGCATATTTACCTGTCATCCAAGGGCGTCTTTTGTCAGAACTTAAATTATCAAATGATTCCATTCCTCTACCTGCTGGAAAGGCTCCATTATGATGACATCCATACTTATACAGAGTATGTTGCCGACCTGGTGAACTATCACTATCGTTTTCTACTGCTCTTAGCCTGCTAGGACCACCTTGTCCGGTTCTATCATAGCAACAATAGTCAAAGTAACATTGAGAAGCACCACACATGCCGCCGCATACACACAGACTTCCTTGGTTTTGTTTCCAATCATTAATGTGACTATGTTTACCATAATAAGTTGAAAATACACCACTCCAACACCCGTGGATGCCTTCCCTTGCTGATATACAACATCCACCGTGAGAAACAACATAGCAAAAAATTTCGCCTGGTTGTACATCCATGCAAGCTCTTCCATAACCACCACCAGAGCCAGGTACACCTTGAGTACAACAGCACCCACCGCCACCTCGGCCACCAGCACTCCAAACATCGATAATCGCTGATTTAGGTAATGGTTCGTATAAATCACCTTGACTTTGTGTTACACCATGAATACAAAACCGGCCGCATTCAGATCCATAGATAGGATCCCAATAGCTACTTGCTTCACATCTTTGTTCGTAAAAAATTGCTTCACAATAGTCTGGTGTAGGCGTTACGTCAGCTAATCCAGGAGCAAAATTTCTTAAGTATTTAGCCATGACACACCTTTTCGTCCCCAGGGGATCCTCTATATCTTAGTTGAACTAGACCTAATCCTCCCCAGCCACCACAACAACATGGACCAGCGCAAACTCTTGTAGGAAAACCACCAAAGCCTACTGTTCTAATATTCGACCAACATAACTGGTCATTTGAACCATTATGACATAAATGCCATTGACTTAGGTGCCATCCTCCATGGGCTAGCCAGTTATTATGTGATGTTAAATTCATCCATCTTGGACCTGAAGTTCTAACTCCAGATTGAACTGTCGTATAATTTTTATCTCCACATCCCCAACCAGCACAACCACTATAGCATGATGATACGGCGTGACCATACCCGCCATAGCCGCCTCTATTTTGACCTACGCTAGATTGTCTAAAAGCTTTTTGACAAAACCCTGCAGCTGCACAATGTTCGCCTACAACTTGATCACACCTATTGTTTACTGTTAAATCAGTACAGCAATGATTATAAGGACCATAGCAACATTTTGACACAGGTATATTATTCGCGTTTCTTGGTTTTTCAAGATCATATGAAGATTGAATCATACCTTCTAAATGAGGAGCACGGCCGTGATGCCAATGCGGTATTCTCGCATTATAGTTATCAGAAGGAAATCTAATAGTGTCACCTTCATATTTCCATTGAGGAACTGGGTATGAGCTATCGCCACCGCCATCTAATTTTCTTTTACCATAAGTCCCGCCAGTACCTTGTCCGGTTCTATCATAGCAACAATATCCAAAATAACAACAAACCGGGCCACATCGACCACCGCAAGTACAGAAACATCCTTGAGCATTTGGAGATATTCTTACTGTTGTAAAACACCCGTGACACCCGACCCGCGCGGGGAAACAGCATCCACCGTGAGCTACGACATAACACATACCCCAGCCTTCAGTCATTTGAACACAGCTTGACATATAGTTACCACCAGACGCGGCTGGTCCTTGTTGGCAACAGTTACCGCCAGATCCTGCTCCTCCAGCAGACCACATTTCTAGTTTACCCCATTTAACTCCAGGAGGTGCACAGAATCTTCCGCAAGACGAACCGTAAATTACCGCACGATGGCTACTTGCTTCACACCTTTGTTCCCAAAAAATTGCTTCACAATAATCTGGAGTAGGTGTTACATCAGCGTATCCGGGAGCAAAGTTTCTTAATTTTTTAGCCATTATCGATACCTCAACATTACCATACCGTGTCCAGGCCAACCTGAGCAACAACATGGACCAGCGCAAACTCTTGCCGCATTTCCAGAATGACCAACTACCCTAACATTAGCGAAACAATTATTATTATTTGATCCATTGTGACATAAGTGCCATTGAGACCAATTCCAGCCACCCCATGCATTAGCATTCACTGAAGTAAAGTTAATCCATCTTGGACCTGAAGTTCTAGTTCCAGATCCGGATTGACCGTATTTTTTTCCACCACATGAGTGCCAAGCTTGCTGCCCGCAGTTTTCTAGCGCAACATAACCAACGTGATATCCTTTTTGAATGTTCGCATAGTTCATAGTACATTCAGGTGCAGCACCTCTACAATCGCCAAGACAAGATTTTAGGTGTGTGGTTGCTTCTTTACATGCAAATTGTGATTGTTTTTTTCCACTTCCTGTACCCGGAACATGATTCCAGCCATCTTTATTTGTATGACTTCTATCCCAAGGTCTTCTACCTACCATAGTAGGCGCATACCTAGCACAAGGATCACCGTTAAAGAATTGACTACAACTACATCCATATTGATAGCGAGTTTTATCTCTCATGGTTCCATCCCAATCAAGTGCACCGCAATCTCTATTGTTACAACAACTAAAGAAATAGCATTGTGAAAAACCGCACCATCCTCCGTTAATACACATCTCCGCGCATTCGTTGCCATGTTTCCAAAAACTGTAACACCTAGCGTCTGTTGTCGTTGGTTGACAACACCCGCCATGAGCAACGACATAGCAGTAATAGCCAGGCTTTGGTTCAAAGCAAGCTTTCATATATCCGCCGCCGCCTGAAGGTGCGCCATCCATACAACAACATGATCCCCAAGAACTTCCTCCTGCAGACCACATATTTACTTGTAATTCACTAGGATCCTGATGGTCACATTCTTTTGACCCATGACCTTGAGCACCAAATTTTGGAAACCACCATCTGCCACAGGATGAGCCATATATTGCACTTCGGTTTTGAGCTGTGTTTTGCCGTTGTTCCCAAAAAATTGCTTCACAATAATTTGGGGTCGGTGTAACATCCGCTAAGCCTGGTGCAAATTCTCTAAAATTCCTAGCCATTATCGATACTTCCAAATAATAGCGCCATTAATGCCTGGGCCACCACAACAACAGTTATTTCCTGCACAGACTCGCGCTGGTTTTCCACCAGTTCCTACACTTCTTAAATTAGCAAAACACGTACTACTAGCGCCGCCATTATGACATATATGCCAATTTTTCCAATTCCAGCCACCCCATGCATTAGCATTCACTGAAGTAAAGTTAATCCATCTATGTCCTGAGGATCTAATTCCAGATCCAGAAGTTACAAAGGGTTTTTCTCCACATGTAGCCCAGGCAGCGTTAGCACAACACTGCATTTGAGAAAAACCAATAGGAAATGCATCAGGGGCTGCAGTCCACTTTTTTGAACATGTGCCAGATCCAGCACAACACTCAGTGTCTTCTCTAGTACAAGTTGTTGCATGAGGATCCACACCATTTAGTGGAATGCAATTTTTCCCACCAAGATTTTTAGTTTGTACATTTGAAGGATGTCTACCTATTTCACCGCCAGTAAAGCAGTTTGTATTGCTGTAATTCCAGGTGTAATCGCAGCTACAAGACCATTTGAAAGTGGTTTGAGTATCATCATCAGGACCACAAACAGCATCGGGTCCTTGAGCAGACTTTCGTCCACCATCACCCCATTGAGATCTATTACAACAATAATCAAAATAACAAGAGCTAACTCCGCACATGCCACCGATATTGCAGCTTGTGCAACAAGTATCTTGATCTTTAATAAGAGTAAAGCAACCATATGGTGCGTCAGCAGGCTGACAACATCCAGACGATCCTACGACATAACAATAAGACTTACCTTCATAAGCGCTGTAACAACCTCTCATATAGGTGCCACCACCAGCTGGTTGACCACTCATACAACAGCATGATCCCCAGCCTATTCCGCCAGCAGACCATCTATCAATCATTACATGTTTTGCAGGTGCATTGAGACAAAACCGACCACAGGAATGTCCATAAATGACGCTTCGCTCGCTGTCGGGATTCTGTCTCTTCTCGAATACAATGAATTCGCACCAATCAGGTGTAGGTGTTACATCAGCGTATCCGGGAGCAAATTTTCTTATGTGTTTTGCCACCGGTTACTATCCCTTATCGATATGTTATTCGAATCTTACCAGAGTTTGAAGTTGGAGAGCAACAGCATGTAGCTGCTCCAGTCCATGCGCCAGGTCTTCCCATACCGTATTCAATGTCGTATGGGTGACACGTACAAGATCCACCCCAGAACAATCCTACTTTATTAGATAGGTTTTCTCCACCAAGTCCTTGAACACCTCTGCAGAAAAATCCTACAATGTGTCCTCCTCTTTTACTCCAATCGCCACCGGGATATGGAACTCCATACTTCCAAGTATTTCCTTGACCTGGCTGATTATCGGTTGCACTATCTGCCATAGCAGAATCAGCTGGAAGCATTAACCAACCCGGCAATCCATAAGCTCCACCATCTGCACCATAGTATTTGGCACATCCGGAATCTTGTCCGTAAAAAAGTCTGTATCTAGAAGCTGAGTCTCCGGAATCAATATATTGTCTAGGACAACACGTATTAACTCCTGGGTATCCTTCTTCAGCGCAAAAGTTATTTAGACCTCGTCCAATAACCATAGCATTTCGCCATGATTCTCTAATGCCTGTTCTTTCAGACCGACAACACATGTGAATGCCAGCTTGTACATAGTAGCAGTCACCTTGTTTTACTGGAATAGGTCCCTTATAAGCATACGCACCAGATCCTGATGGTGTTGAAATTGAACAACATTCTGAACCAGCGCCTTGTCCACCTGCACCCCAAATTTCAAAGTAAGCACAAGTTACACCATTAGGAACACACCAATGCGTTTTATGTCTTAAATAAGCGCAATTGTCTGCGTTTACTCCGTTGGTGTGTTTTGGAATGAAGTTCCATTCACACCACCCATCCCAACGAGTATCGTCTTTTAGACCCGCTCTGATAAGATGTGTTAAATATTTAGCCATGTTGTAGCTCCATCCAAATTGTTAACGTTTAGCCCTGAACCAGGAATTGCCAGCCGTTAGTGTCTCCGGACCAAACAAGTTGTAGGCCAATACCCATTGTATCGACAAGAATATCAGAATCTTGACCAAGAATCTTGTCTGAAGATGAAATTACCAAATGATTAGTTTGGAATTTTTGTTTTACGTCTACAATGTTTACTCTACCATCGCCAATAGAGTTACCAGATACACTTGGTAGTGTTATTGTAACTTCGCCTGTGGATGTATCTACAAAGTATCCATTATAGTTTGCTGCAGTTAAGTCTGAATCGATCAAAGACCATGCAATAGGAGGCTCAATTGAGTTTACCGCTTTAGCGATATAAGCGAGCTGTTCCGGACTTGCAGATGCGATTGACGTCTCAAGCTTGTTGACTAGCGCTGTCTTTACGGTATCAACGGTTGCCATTTCTTATTCCTCTCTTAATTTTTTTGCCATCTAAAAGTTCTTTAGCGTCAAAGCCAATATATTGTTCAAACGCTATTTCTCCGGTTTGGCCTGTCCCCGGTAACGTTACAGTTCTGTTCTTATAAATTTGATCATCAACATAAGTTTTGACTGCAAATTCTGTTGGAACAGCACTATTCGAAGCTCCCGACAAATTAGGATCTGCCGAGAATTCATTAATTGTTTCACCTAGCTTAGCTCCAATGGAACCAAGTCTCAATGATGTAAGACCTGCAAGGTCGAAGGCAGATGCATCTAGTGTTGCTCTACCAGTCGCCTGATCAATTCGGAAATAGTTACCTACTCTAAAGTTACCGTCTTGGTCAGTTGATACGTAAAAGACTCTTCCAGCACCTTTTTCTATAACCTCATTTCCTTGAGTTTTAGAGTAACCCGTTAAAGGAGAATTCGGATAATTAGTATTAGTAGCATTACCAGTACCAATATTTAAGAAATCATGGCCAGTTAGTCTTGTCTGAGAGTATCTATAACGAACTCTCGATGTTTGTCCGTGGAACGCTGGACTAGTAGCAAGCTTTTGTTGAGCAAATACTAGAGTAATTCGTCCACTTGTTGAATCCCAATCTTGTGTAGATTGAATAACGTATGTAAATGAGTCATAACCTGAATCTGATGGATTACCTCCTGAAGTTACAAATTCAACCGATCCACCTTCAAGTGGTTCTGAGTCAAATCCTTCAAAGGCCATTGTAAATCCATACTGTCCGTGCGCAGTATCAGAGTCTATAAGGATAGAATATACATTACCTCCAGATTCTTGAATTGAATCTCCTGACTTAAATCCAGATCCATCGATTTGATTTTCGACAATTAATCTTTGGATTGAAGTTAGTGCAGCAATGACTTTGCCTCTGGTTCCTTGATAAACCGCAGTACCTGAATCAAAATCTCCACCGGAATCTGTGAACTTTGCAGCTCCACCAGTTACATAAGCACTGTTTCCTGAAGCATCATATGTAGGAGGATCAACAAGAGTAATTTCTTGGAAAAATCCAGCCGCTGAGGTACTTTTACCTGAAGCCACATAGAGAGGACCTGTTTGTGCAGAATCAATAGTGATTTTATAAGCAAAGCTGTTTTTAGTGCCAGTAGCTCTTGAGTTAGTAACACCTTTTATAACTTCGCCGGTGTAATTACCAGCTGCCCACTGACTTGAATCAGAAGTTGTTAGATAGAAAGGATTAAATCCTGTTGAGCTATCCAAAGTAAAGTAATATCTTGAACCTCTATACAACTGGAAGCCTGAGTCTCCAGTAATATTATAATCAGTTCCTACACCAATACCGCTTAAGTTAAATCCTGCTGAATCGCCTGTAACTGTCCAGTATTCATTTTCAGCTGTTCTTAGTGAGAAGTCGTTTGAAGTAATACTATCAACTAAGAAATACTTGTTGTTAATTTGACTCATACCAGTTACGCTTGAAACATTGATAAGGTTATAGCTATCAAAGTTATGCGAAGCAACTGTAACAACAGCCGGATTAGATCTAGTGATATCAGTAATTGATGCGTTAGTTACATTTTTACCGCCACTAAATCTTGTATCAACAAGACTTGTTGCATTAGAGTCATTATATAAAGAGAAGTTAAAACTATCGACTTTTCTAATATGATACTCAAGTCCATCTGCAATACCGGCATCATTACCAATATCCGAATCCCAAAGACCAGAATCAGGCGATACATCATTAATATATCTATTTTTTAGAGAAGCAAGCCTAACTCTATCATTATCTACAAGACCATGAGCAACTCTAGTTTTAACTACTCCTGGATTTGCTCTTGTAATAGTATCAATTGAAATGTTTCTATTAGGCTGGCGAATGATATCACCATCTTCAAACTCACCGTTTGTAATAGTTCCATCTTTATAATCTATGGCAAATCCTCTAACAGTCCCATCATTTGATGTTTCATTAGAATCAAAGCCTGCTGACACAGCACCATATGTACCATATGAGTTGTTACCATTCAATGCTCTAATTTGTCCGCCAGAAGATGTAACATAACCAATGTGACAATAATATGTAAAGCAAGAAACAATTTCTGCTCTACCATTATTTCTTACCCAAAAGCCAATTCCATCTGAGTGTAAGTTAGTAAATGCATGAAAAACCATTGAGGCATTTGTGCTTGAATCTGATTGTCTAGCAGCATCAAAGTGGCCACCGTCAACAATAGCACCAATTCCTCCGGTTGAAAACGCCGAGCAATCTTTAATATACGGTGACTTTGTTGAAATTGCAAAGTTTGGATCAAGCTTAAAGTAAGCGCCTTTTTTTGTGGTTGACAATTCAGGATTTTGATCATCGCTAGAATCTGGAACAAATCCAGTAAGACCTCTAAATGTCATACCTTCAACTAATGTAGCATCTCTCATAAAGAACATGGCATCAGCTGAATCATATCCTGGTGCAGGCTGAACTCTTGTAGTTCTTAAACCTTGGCCATGCATAGTAGTGTTATGAGGAATATGGATTGGAAGAATTTCTTTATAATCGCCATTAGCAACAAGAACAGTTGTTGCTGAATCCTTCGTAATATTTTTATCGATATAACGCATTGCAAAGTTAATTGTCTTAAATGGCGCATTAGCAGATTTACCATAATCGGAATCATCAGTACCAGCATCAATAGAAATATAGAATGTATTTTTTGTATCGTCTGGATATGAAAGTGAATATCCAGAAGCTGTGCTATTAACTGTAATTACTTTACCAATATCAGCTGAATCAATTGTTGGAAGAATATTGTCTCCGCCTGCAACAAAAAGATCAAAGAAAGAATCTGCTAAATCATTAGCAAAGTTTCCTGTTGAAGTAAAATCTTGTTTTGCAATATAAACTGATGTTGCTGTACTAACCAAATCATCTATTAGGTATTCAGAACCTGATGCATATGCACCTCTGAATCTAATACCTGAATTATACTTTTCCCAATTTCCATTTGCAAGATCTGAGTCAAAGTTTGAAGTAGAAGCATGAGGAAGAATAGAAATATAGTTATTTCCTCCTCTATTAACAACTACATCAATACCGTATTCAACGCTTGAGTCCCAATCTGCTTGATAATCAATACCTGGAACAACCTTTGTCCAATTTGCAGTTACTGTAGGCTTAACGTTCAAGCTGTTTGTAGCAGCTTTGAAAACAGATCCACCATACCTTACAGTATCACCTGTATAGTATTGTGTAGTATCAGCCCAATCACCATTGAAATTAAATCCTGAAACTACTAGCGACCAGCTTGCACTATCATTAGGATCTGTGCCTGCTACTGTTTGTCTTGCTCTATAAAGATCACCACCAAATTTTACAAGATCATTTGTAAAATACGTTGTGGCTGAGTCAAAACCGCCATCAATAAATTTAGTACCGCCAACATAAAGTTCCCAATATGTTGAGTTTGTTGGAACAATTCCGGCAGTAGTATTTTGTTTAGCTTTATAAAGGTTGGCACCATATCCTACAACGTCATCTTTCTTATAGACTGTAGCTTGGTTCCATACACCTTCATTGCCAATGCCGCTAATGAAAGGATCCCAATATGTATTATTTGTAGGATCATTCGATGTAGAATTTTGTTTTGCAATATAAGCAGACCCGCCGTATTTTACAACGTCATTTGCTTGATAATCAGTACTGGAATCATAGGAACCTTCCCACTGAATACCATCAACAAACTGAGACCAGTAGGAACTATTAGAACCTAATCCTGGATTTTTATTTGTTGACTGCGTTTGTGCAATGTATACTTTACCACCGTATGATACGCCATCACCGATGTTATAGCTTGAAGATGAGTCCCATACACCATCGAATGAGAAACCTTCAAGCATTAATCTCCAATACGTAGTAGCCGTTGGAACGTTACCACTCGTTTTGAGATTGTAAATGTATACGTATACGTTACCGCCATATTTTACGACATCATTTTGTTCGTAGGTTGTGGAGTTGCTCCACTGGCCGGCAAAGTAGAATCTTAATTTTCCTAGATCTATAACTTGTGTCATAGGATTACCAACTCCAGATGTCCAGTGTTTTTATTCATACGAAATGTAATTGCATCAGCCGTCCAAAAATATTGTTTATACCCATCAGGATCTTTTATATATCCGTCTTCTGGTAGTACTACTGGTGAACTATCATTTGTTCTTATTACGTCAATTGAAAGCGAACTTTGTGAATCCATTTTCAATCCATAGAACGCCTTATCATATAAAGTATCTATCTCTTCGAGATTTTTATAAAATACAGTCATTATGATAAGATGTCCTCTGTTATAGTAGCGATTACGCTAAATGCATCGTCAACGGCCGCACTTGCTTTAATCACATCACCTGCTTCTAATGAAACTTTGCTTCCTAGAAGAATATCGTTTGTATTATCTGTTTCAATTCTTTTGTTATGAGCCAGATAAATTGTGTCTGCACCTCTGATAAGCTTTATTGTAATGCCAAGTCCAGCGCCATAAATGTTTGTCGCAATTAGACCTATCAATAAATGTGGACCACCTGATGGTGCTGTATATACAGTAGCTTCGCTAGATCCTACATTCGCGGCAATACCATTATCAAATGCTGCAGCCATTTCTAAACCTTTTTATTTTCCTGATTGTATTTATAACAAAAGTAATTTTTATAATCCTATGAATGCTAATAATTGTGCACGTTTTGCTGCACCCGCAACAGCAGTTTCAAGAGCTTTAACTGAAGCTTGTTTAAGAGCATTAGAATCTGATGCATCAACAACCAGAATTAAATCAGAATCAATTGAAAAGTCTGCGTTTGAAAGTAAAGGTTTACTTGTTACAAATCCTGGAGATATAGAAAACTTAGAAACTGAATCGTAAGAAACGTCTCCAAAATTTGCTTGATTTTCAAAGTGCTTAAATACATCATCTGCAACTGGCCCTTGATAATTAATTTGTCCTGTTGCACTATTATACGTAAGACTTCCATCACCGCCTGAGTCTATTACGCTTATTGCATGTCTTGCATCTGAATCGTTATATTGTTGGGCACCAGCTAATCTTATTTCATTCGCTGAATCATTGTATGTTACAGTTATATTTGTATGATTACTATGAGTAAGCGAAGATGCAACAGCATCTTGTGCTCTTTCATTTGTAAAGTAGAGATTAGTAGTTCCTTCTGCTAATGAATCTGTTGTCGCATCATTAAAGTCAGAATCAAAATTAACACTATTATATTGAGCACCTGGTGCAAAGGTAAATTGACCTGTTGCACTATCATAGCTAAACCCAGGACCCGTTGCACTAAATATATTTCTTGTGTCAGCTGAGTCTAAGATATTTGGCTTGCCAGTTAATGAGGCATATGCAAAATCTTGTAAAGGTGATATGTTTAGAATATATGCAGAATCAATTAAGTTAATTGCACTAGCAGAATCAAGGAAAGGTGCTTCAGCTACCCTTGCCAAAACATATGCACTATCAACTGCATCCACAATGGTGTTGTTAATTGTTACTTGTACAGCATTACCAGAATCGCTAATTGAAGCAGCGACATCACTATCAACACGTGCTTTGGTATAATAAA